TAGCATTTCTGATCTATTTCCTGTTTCACCCTCTCTATATTCCTTTTTAGGCTATCTGTAAAACTTCCCATAAAGCCCTTTCTTATCTTGTAATTGTAGCATTACTATTACTTCTTGTCAATTAGAGATCACAAGTAAGGTCCGTAGTCAAGTACCCCTGATCCAGTCATCGTGTATCCACTAACGGTTGTACTAGAGCAATTAACGGACGTGGATAACAACTTTCCGTAGAACCATAAGTCAAAAGTCAAACCTGTCACAGTTGGCGTTATCCTCCAATACACCATCTCTTTACGCCATTCAATTTCTGAACGTGTGTGATTTAGATCGAATATTGGGAATGTATAAGAGTGACTACTGCCATCATTCCAACGAAGCTCAAATACGCCATTTGACTCTGCAGCAGATGTGTCAGATGAGATGTACCAAAGCTCTAAAGAAGATAGCCCACCACTGACAGTAAAACCCATCACCTGTTGGTTTACTTGTGAGCGAGATGTCCAGTACGGAGAAAAAACACCAGCTACACTGTTTCCAACGCTGCCTGTCGTAAGGGACATTGGACAAGTTCTTACTACAGCGGCTTGAGAGGTTCCTTTTATCAGATCGAATGCTGCAGCAGCTTTAGAATCTGTAACCTTCAAGACTTGGAAACCATCAGACATCTTCAAGCTTAGGCCAGCCCCCCACACCCTGAAATATGCTCTAAGAGCACTCGTAGCGCCCTCTCCTGTTCTGATATAGACAGGGAGAGACAAGGCTGCAGGATTACGTGGAGGAACCCTTCTCAATGGGTCAATATACCTTCTTGTTCCACCTGTCTGTCCTAATATCGCTACAGGAGTGCATTGCACCATTCTGTTCGGATTAGGAGCAGTATTGGTGCTCACCCTTGATACAATCACGTACCTTTCACCGTCCACAGTATCGAATGCTTGCGTAGAGCGAATATAGCCGTGTGTCGTACCTGCACTTCTTAGACCTAAAGTTGTAGTACTGTCTGGTAGTTCCCACACCTCAGACGTCAATCCTACTGAATTAACACCTAACATGAACGAGAACATCTGATCTGTTGTTCGATAACTTGCTACGCCATTTGCATAATTAGGGGTTGCAATTGTGATGAAGTCACCATGATCATCTAAAGAACCATCTAAATCATAAGATAACGTAGATACTGTCTCTGTTGCAGCATCGAAGATGTAAATGTCACTCTTCCAATCGCCTTCGGCAACAGGAGAAGTTAGGTTAGTACCTAAAGCGATGTACACACTAGAACTTCCTGTGGTTCCGTTCGCTGCCAACACTTGCCTATTTCTTGCAGCAGGGAGTGTTGCACTGATAACTGTTCTTGAACCTGTTGTGAGGTTTAATTTCTCAATAGTTGACTTAACAGTGCTACCACCGTCACCACCAAACACATAGATAAATCCACTAGAATCAGTTCTCAGCCAACTTGTATGTCTCTGAGTAAGACCTGATAGCTGTGCAAACAATGTTGCAACACCAGTGGCAGGATTTACTTTATAGATGTCTTTCGAGACAGCAGAAGAAGTTCTTCCACCTACTACATAAAGAAAACCGTTGTAGTAGTGCACCGTATGACGTTGTAAAGCTACAGGGGAACCGGATACAGTGAGAGAACCTACTTCTACCCATGCATCAGAACCACTCCAAGTTTTAACATATAGCTTGGGGCTGTATGTACTAGAAGAAGTAAATCCTCCGTATAGCCACAAGCTTGTGCCATCCGTAGCTATTGCAGCAGAGTTAAGTGCTACAGGTAAAGCCGGAGCATTTGTAATAGTCCCGTCTGCATTATCCCGGTAACAAGCTGTTGTTGTACCTGTCGCATCTACCCCTCCAGCAATAAACGTAGTATCGTTGTACGTACAGTATGCTGATCTTTCTACAGGATTAGGGAATGGTTCATAAGAAGCACGACTGATCCTAAACCTTTTCCTTGAGTTAGCTCCAGCAAGACTTGCTCTCGTATAAGAGAAAAAACTTGGTCTATTTTCTGCAGTAACCCAACTAGAGAAGTCGCTGTTAGAATTTATCACTTGCAATGCAGGAGTAACCGGGACACCTGTCAGATTCTTAGCTGTTGTAGCATCAATAGCTGCTGCAATACCGCCAAGGAAAAGATCAAGACCGACTGTTGCTGCCACACCTTGATTCTCCGTCTCAGGGACTTCTACAAGATATGCAATAGCGTCTTTTCTTGCATGTTGACGAAACCACGTATATAAGTACGGCTTTCTGTAGCTACGATATTCAGTTAAATCAGGAGTCGCATTTACAATCGTAAAGTTAGACCAGCTTCTTTGTGAAACAAGTTGCCTACAATAGAGATAAGCTAACCTTTGATTACGCTCTGATTCTGGTGTGTGGTATATTTGCTCTACTAAGTATCCCCAAGTAGTACGTGACCACCAAGCGTGGGTATCAAATACCACGATAATTCGTCTAGCAAATGATAAGCCCCATGCTTGAATACCCGAGACTTCGGGTTGATCTGATGGAGCAGCTCCTTTGTCAGCATCTGGAGCTTCTTGCCAAAACCAAGGCCAGTTTCTATTTAGGTTGACATGATTACCATTCTGGCGAGTGTCAGCAACCATCCCATCAGGATTAACACCTAATATCACTATCAAGGTTATGTGCTCTCTTGCTAAAGCTAAGATGTGATTCTCAGCACTTGTAGCAAACTCTTTAGCACCTGTCATAACCCCTTTTGCAAGGTTTAACTCATTGCCATGGATACCTGTGGAGATTAATACAACTGGTCTTTTGCCATCATCGTTGATACGCATTGCTCTGATCTGTCTTCCACTAGGTAGAGTGGTGACAGTTTCAATTACAACATCAAGCTCGGCATTTGCCTGAATGTCTAACGCAGCAGCATACAACGTGTCGTAATTATGCTCTACAGTTTGGTCGTTAAAAGGGCTTGGAATATTTCTTAAGGTATCGAAAGCAAATCTAGAAGCACATAACACATGTCTTGAGATAGAGCTTTTCGATACACCAGACACGCCTCTAGATGCAATACCCATTACGAAACTCCTTCAGCAAACACAGAGCCAATCCAAGGAGAACCTGCCGTAGCGGTAATCAGTGTATAAACATCCTTAAGACCTGTAACAGTACTTGGTGAAGGTTTAACACCATCTTGCCAAATCACGTTAGAGGGCCAATCCTGAGTGTACGATCCTGTACGATTCACAATAATGGTAAGAACAGTGGCAGCAGGCACATTCGAGAAGTCGAAAGTGGTAATGTTACCTGTTTGTGTTACATTAAAGAAATTTTTAGTACAATCCAAAATAACTGTACCACTAGCGTTGTTTATTGTAGACAAAGCAATAGCACCGTCCCCTGTAGCACCTTTAATAGATACTCCAGCAGGCCAAGTAGTATCTTTAGGACCATAGATCAGTTGTGCTGCTACATCAAGTGCATAATCACCGTCCTTGCCAACCATGTTGCTTGGAGGCGCATCAACTGTAATAATCGTATTACCATCCAAACCATTCTGACCTAATGGCCCCGGCTGACGTTGTACGTAAGTGACAGAAGGAAATGTGATGGTGTTCCCGATATCTATCGCAATTGATTGAACATCGTCGGCTACCCACAACACCTTAGAGCTTCCATCTGTAAATGCAATATGCAAGTCTGGTGTTGGATTAGCTGCTGTAGCTACTGCTGTTTTACTTGTAGTAGCTATTACTCGGTTGTTGCCGCTAGATGAAATTGTAAAGTCGCCAGAAGACATTGCAACTTCTGCAAGCTTATTACCTACAACAGTAGCGTAGTTATCGCCAAAGCTGTAGGAATCTATCAGCAGCATTTTAGTAGCCCCTGTTTTGATGGCATTCAAACCGCCATCTAATACATCAGTGTGTACATATCTTGTCATAGTGTGCTACTTAGTTATATCTTGTTTATATAAATACTTACCGGAAACAAGCGTACTCACTGCACCAGCAGCATCTGTCATCTGCACATCGTAGTAATAATATCCAACTAAATTGGCCTGAGTTGTGCTAGGGGCAAATGTAACTACTCCTGATGTTGGGTCTGAAACTGTCCCGGTAAGTTGATAAATTTGAGTACTTGTGTCTGTAGGATTTTTCCTACTATCCAGTGTTAGGAGAAAGGTGCAACCAGTTAGATCGACAGCAGAACCATCTTCTTTATCTGTAATAGAAAACTTATCTGCTTTGCTATCCCCTCTGTATCGTTCTATGTCCATTTAGATTCCTATTTTATTAAAGCTATATAATATGGCTCAAAGACAACACTCACTTTAAGACTCTTCGTTATCCCCGGAACAGTGCTTATTATCAAAGTTACTTCGGAGACTTCTCCATTCTGATATTCGGGATCAACTGTTAACTTATGTACTTTAGTAATCGCAGCACTGGCTGATGAGTTACTTTCGCTACAAGAGGAAATAGACAATCTATGAGTCTGTGTAATCGCAACCGAAGAACTGGAGTTATTAGTCGTACTGGCACTTACAGATATGTTGTGTTGCTGCGTTATTCCTACAGAACTAGAGCTGTTAGCTTGACTACTACCTGCCACAATCAGTGTTCCGCCAGACGAGATAGCTACCGAGGAAGACGAGTTAGCTTGTGTACTTGTTGCTACTGATAGGATATGTACTTGGGTTACAGTTGCTGATGAGGAGGTATTTGCTTGCGACGCAGAAGATACACTCAGATTTATTTCTTGAGTAATAGCGACAGATTGCGAGGAGTTTACCTGTGTACTTCCACTAACTACCAAAACCTGGTCTTGTGTTACAGCAACACTTGAAGAACTATTTACCTGTGATGAACCGCTTACGGCAAGAACATGATCCTCAGATACTGCAACAGAACTAGAGCTATTAGCTTGGCTACTTGCAGAGACAACTAAAACATGATCTTGAGTGATTACAACAGAAGAGGAAGAATTAGCTTGTACACTGCCAGCTACTGTCAACGTTTGGTCTTGTGTTATAGAAACGCTGCTACTACTATTGGATTGAGTGCTTGAAGCTGCTACAAGATCGTTAGTACTTACCGAAACATCTGCCCATAATCTCCTTGTAGGCGTCTTAAATACCTGCCAAGGATTGGCTGTAATAGCCTGTACTTCACTTTCATCTAGCGCACGATTCCACGACAAGGCAAGATATACATTACCTGTCCAGTTAAGGCCCGGAGAGTTTCTTACTAAAGCACCAACCGTAGTTCTATTGAACGTTGAAGTACCGAGAGCTGTTGCTGTAGTCGGAGAAAGTGAAACACCGTTACAATATAACCTATGATAATTCTTAGACTCAGATCGAGTACCAACTATAGTACAAGGGACACCAGACCCCCACACAGAGGGTGCAGTTACCTGAAGAATCTGTTGAGTATTTGCATCAGATCGAGCAAAGAATGATAACTGCCCAGATGTATTACCCTGTCCAACAAACAAGATGGTGTTTGCTGTAGCACTGTTACCATATCCGAATATAGCTTTAGTGGCGGCAGAAGTGTTCAAAGGTAGTGCAATCACTAACAACGTTGCTTCCACTGTATTTGTGATTGCAGAGCCGTTGCGGGAGATATATTGCGTTAATCCGTCAAAACCTGCCCCTGCACCAGCCAGACTAGAATATACCTTAGAAAGCCCACCTGTCTGAGTTAATGCTTGCGGAGTTCCGAAAGAACTATGGAATAGAGGATTAGCACCATTCCAAGCATCCACCAAACCCTTTGCCAACGGATTTCCAGTGTCAATTCCTACTACTTGTTGAGGTTGCTGACGATATTGACTAGGTAGGATTATGGATGCCATAAAACCCCCTTAAGCTAGATCACCAGTAATATCACTCGTATAGACATCGTTTCCACTGCTGTTCAAAGCTGCACCAGTATCATTCTTTGCGATTAGCTTACTTGCATAGGGTAGAACACCTCCATAAGCATTAGCTAATGAGAACAATCTTCGCTGGACAGTAGAATTTGAGTTCAGAGGCAGAACACCAATAAGTATCAAATCCGGTTCATCAGTTGTTGTCGTACCAGACGTAGGGCCAGTAGAGAAATTAGTACCATCCAGTGACATCTGTGCAAACAACACCACTTGCTTGTTGCCAGATACTGTACCCGGTGTTACAGCCAGCTCTACCAAGCAATCCAGAGGAACCTTACCAGAAGAGTTATGAGTGATTGTCCCAAGCACTACATACGTAGCAGATGCCAAGCTATTTAAAGCTGCAGCAGCACCAGATAATTGTGTTCTCGTACCTTGATTTAATTTTGCTGTAGTCATCCTATCCCTCCATTGCTATTCTTAAATCTGCCTCTGATGCTGGAGGTAGTCCTAACACTTCCATTCGACTTGCTGGCTGTAGAGCACGGTTAAGTAAGTCTTGTCTTTGAGCTTCTGAACAAACCCCTGTAGCCACCCAAGCTAACAACATTTGCTGAACATCCACCCTCTCTAAGTGAATATCAACACCAGACGACAGTGTTTCTCTAACAACCAGACAAGATGCTCTGCAAGGATGGTTAACATCATTAGCCGCATCAACTATCCCGGCATAAGGGCCAGTAGCGGCCCAAGCTTGAGCAGTAGTGGTCTTAATAGCCTTCACCATAAACTCTGTTGGGGCATTCAGCATCTCTACAATCATGCCCGGAGAATCGGGCCAGAATGTCATATACCCCTTAGACGTAGGATCGTTCTGTACTTCGTTTCTTAACAGAGTCGCATCCATGTCTTATTAAGTCGGTTGGTTAGCTGTATAAGTAATAGCAGGGAAATTTACTGTGTTACCAGATGTAATTGCTTGGTCGCTTGTTTCATCTGTAACCCATAGCACTTTCGATGAGCCATCAGTGAATGCAATGTGCAAGTTGGGAGTTGCTGACGATGCCGATGCTGTTGCACTCTTAGTTGCCGTAGTAAGAACGCGATTACTGCCAGAAGTGCTAATCGTATAATCTCCAGAAGCCATAGTAACTGTAGCAAGAGCATTACCTGTAACAGTTGCATAACTATCACCAGCAGAATACGCAGAGATAAGAATCATACGGGTTGCATTAGTTTTGATAGAAGTAAGTCCGCCGTCGAGCGTATCGGCGTGTGCCCATTTAGCCATTTTATTTCCTTAATAATTATGATTTGCGAACGTATGCCTCAATAAGCACACGGTTTGTGTTAGATGGGTTGACTTCTTTTAGAGTGACAATATTCCACTCTTCTGTGCCAATCTTAATCTTGTCTCTGTTTGCTTTTAAGGCTGGTAGAGGAACACCGTTGGTAATAGGTTGTAGGAATACTTGCTTATCGCCTGCAAGGATTAGACTGTTAGGCATGCTTTGCATACCATTGCTCTGCAAAGTAAGATCAAGCACAAGAGACTTAACAGTAAATGTTCTACTTGTTGCTACATACTCTGATGTGTCTGGATCATATGTACCACTATCTGAAAAGATCGTCACAGTAGTTTCTCCTCCGTAACGATTCATCATATTCTCTACAACACGTTTAAAAGCTTCCATTAGCACTACTCCATGAAGCTAAATCGTGCAGTTGTTGAGATTCTGTGCCAGAGGCATAACAGGCGTTCCAGTCCTCTTGGAATTGTTGGATAGGGTGTTTAACGTCCATGCCGGAGGAATAAGGCATGGGAACGGTTTGCATGAACATTGGGTTAGCGATTGTCGCTAAAATGAAGTCCCGGTACTGACTATAGAATTGGTTACCATAACACTCTAAAGCCCCGATTTTTTCATGAACACGCATACTCAAGGCAGCTAAAATATACTGAGCCATAAGTCTAGTAGCTCTAGGCATGTTCCCGTCACATTCATCTAAGGCAGACTGATATACTTCATCAGGGTAAATCTGAAGATCAAGCGCATCACCTAGTCTTAAGCGTAGGCGGCCCACATTTGAGGTAAAATCAATAACAGCCATAGTTACTCTCCTTTATTAATTAGTTGTTCTACAAAATCTACTAAGCAATTAAAAGGAGCTTCTGTAGCTTCTCTACGAAATCCTTCTACATTCAAGTCAGTAATTTCAAAACTCTCTTTCACTCTTCTTTCCAAAGGTCTTGCTTCGGTTCCTTCTATCTTGTAATGTTTAGAATCTAGCAACGTAAAGCCTCTAAGTTTAAGATTTCTACGGTGAGAATTAATTCTTACTTTGATGTTGTTTGTAATTCCGTAACCTGTGTATAGTTTGTGATCTTTGTAGATTTGTAGTACGTAGAAGTAAGCTGGGAGGTTTTCTTTGAAAGTACTAATCGCACAATCTTTGCATCGCATATTACGATTAACAAACGACCCTACAGGAACATGAACCTCTCCATGAATATCACATTCAATACGAAGCTTACTGTAATAGCCTTTGTACTCGTCATACCAACCTAGAAATTTGTACTTACTGTCGTACGATAAAGCCTGTGCAATTTGAAACTCTCGCTGCTCTTGAGTCCAGAATATTTTGTCAGAGCATCTACAAGACTTGCAGCCCTTAAGAGCGTTACCTACGTGAATCTCAAATAAACCTGAGCACGAACCGTTCGCTACAAACTCGTCATTACTACATACAGGACAGTAGTATTGCCAATAACTCTTACCGCCGGAATCTACTTTGTCAGTTCTAGTAAAAAGCGTACCTTCCATGTAAGCCCCTGTCTTAAGGAACTTTTCTACGTAAATTTCGTCAGGTGGACGTTTACTGTTGCTGGCACATTTACGGCAACCTAATCCTTCTAGAACATTTTTGTAATTAGAATTCCACTCATGCCCATTATTACACTTGACGGTTATCTTCGTACGTACACCTTCAAAGTTGTCTGAAAAACTCGTTATGGTTTGTTCCAACAAGCGTGCAGCGCGATTTGCCCTTATCCTATACTGGCTATCTGTCCATTTAGTATTTCTTCCACAACCACACGGCATCTTTCCTTGAGTCAACATGTGTTTGGTAGATTTGAACTTACCATCACCGAATAATTCAGGATCGGTGGCGCATTGGCTGCAAAATAGGGTGTAAACTTTTGTTCCGTTCTGGCGTTCTCCATCCCACTCTATTACGGTAAGATTCTTGAAAGTCTTACCTATAAAATCATCTACTTCTTGCATTACAATCCCTTTAGCAAAGCTACCTGTATAACAGGTAGCTTCAATTAAGAGACTGGTTAATGTTTATTTAACAAAGCCTCAATTTAGTTACTCAAGACCCTGAATAGCACCTGATAACTGCTTTGGGCCTGAGCAACGCGCTAATATGATTGGATTCAGTTTCAATCGTAATCTGCGTGTTATCTGTATTAGCTTGTTCAAATGCGTACAGCTTTTCACCAAGCGTATTCACCAGACCGAAGCGTTCTGCAGAACCGAAATAGGTCTTGAACGTTTCAGTGCCTTGGGGAACTGCCACACCTTCGTTCGTGGTGCAAAGAGCCGTACCATTGTACGAATCACGGATTTCTTGGAACAGCAAACCACCGTAGCGGAATTGACGACCATTCGGAACTGCACTACCACCAGCAGCAAGACGACTACGCATCGGGTCCATACCTGCTTGGATCGAAGTGAAGTACTTGTAAGCAGCGGTAACAGATGCGTGTGCAATCAGTTTATTGAAGAAACCAGTGTGGCAAGGGACGATAATATCGGTAAAGCCACCAGCACCGCCCATACCATCATGCACAGCTTGGATCACCAGTTCACACTTAGCCAGAATGTCAGCAGAGCTGTTACCAAAGTCAAAGTCAACAGCAGTACGAGTTACGGAGAACTCAGTGTTCCAGTCTTGCGTGATAGTGCCGTTAGGAGCATAAGCAGTGCCGGAGAACAAAGCTTGAGCACGAGCTTTATTCAGAGTCCAGTCGTGGTTTTGACGCAGACGGAGCAGCTTACGAGCACGAACTTTCTCAAGTTGTTCAGTTTCATTGAAATTGTCGTAAGCAGAGATTTGCTTCAAATCTTTCGGAGTGATAAAATCAATGCTCGGAAAGTGCGGAACGATAAAGCTATGCAGCTTACGAGTACCATCCTTACCAGCGGTCGGCTTAGTACCACGAACCATGTCAACCAACAGAGCGCCGTCTTGGGTGGTTTCTTCAAACACCACGGTGTCACCCATTACAGGTTCTTCAGTAAACAGACCAAGAGCGTTAAACGAACCATATTGAATAGGCAGGTTACGTACTGCACCTGTAAGGTCTACCAACTCATAGGTATTGCTAGGGTTACGAATCAACATTATTTATTTCCTTTAGTTATTAGATTTGAGTCAGAACGTCAATACCAGAGTTAGCTGTGAGCAATGCGTTCATTGCAGTAGTTTCTGCGCCAGCGGAGACAGACGAACCATAAGTAAGAGCACCATCGGCAACAGCGCAAGGACCACGATACAGAACCAGAACCTTAGTATCCGTGGTAGCAGCAACAGAGGTGGTCAGAGGACGACCAGTAGCGTCACCAACAACGATAACCTTCGGATTTTCAGTACCATCAGTAGCAGTGTCTTCCACCAGCTTGTACTTCTCAGTACCAGTAACAACGATAGGAATCTGATCACCAACAGCAAAGTCAGTAGAGCCATCTGCCAGAGTAAATGCAAAACCACCTTGGCTGAATGCAACACCTACAGTGCCTGCACCAATAACCTTACCGTTCGGATCACGCAGAACGAAATCACCAGCGTTAGCAGCAGCTTTAACGATTTTCAGAGTGTAAGTACCAAGCACCAAGTTCTTATTCGAGGTCATGGTGATAGCACCCATAACACCGTTACCAGTACCGACAGTAGCACCAGCAGTGCCTACCGGGGTGTCAATGTAGGAGCCAAGAACAGCACCAACAGGAAGAGAAGTAAGGGAAGCTTGGTAAACAGTTACCAGCTTTTTGCAGTAGCCCCATTCCGGGCTGAATTCACGTTTGACCAAATTGGAGTACGCCTGAGTACCCGTTGCGATCACTGTCATTTATATTTCCTTTAAAAATTTTATTGAGGATTAATTTCAGCTTGGAGAGCTGCAGCCAACCGGGATACGGCGTCTGTTTTAGGGGCTTCTGCTTTCGCATCTACACCAACTTCTTTGAACATTTCAGTGGAAGCTTCTGCCTCAACCGAACCTGCTAATGCGGACAACACCGCGTTAAATGCTGCGTCATCCAATGCTTCAGTTGCGAGCATCAATCCGTCAGCTTTTTCTGTACCAATGGCAGCTACGATCTTTTCCTTACGTGCTGCCATCTTTGTTTCGAGAGCTTGCTTTTCTGCGATAGCTTTAGCTTGTTCTGCTGCAGCGATAACCGAATTAGCTGCTTCGAGCTTGGTTTTTAGTTCTGCTACCTCTGCAGTAGCTTGTGTCAGCAGTTGTTCAGCATCAGCTTTGTAAGAATCAAAATCAGCTTGCAACTTTGCGAGAGCTTCGTTAGAATTATCTGCAACAGCTTCTACAATTACTTGCTCAAGCTGTTCTTGAGGCTCGGCGTTGCCGAGGAGTTTTTTAAATTTATCTAGCATTTACGCTTTTCCTTTATGTAAGTCGGTTATGTAAGACACAAACTCTGATCGTGTCATAATTTTGTTAACTAAACCAAGAGCAAGTGCGTCTTTAGCCGAATACACTTTCGCTTGAGTATCTTTGATCACAGAAGTGGACAAACCAGTGTATTTAGAAACGTGCTCCCTGAATGCATCACCAAGTTCTGTAACTCGTGTCTGTAGGTCTGCTAAGAACTCTTCTCTGAAATCGCCTTCAGCATCGAAGGGTATCTTACTAGCCCCATCCGTAATAAAAACTCTTTCAATACCTTCTTGCTTGAGTGCTACAGAGTCATTGTAAAGAGCGATCAGTACACCAATTGATCCAGCTTCACCAAACGGATTGATAACAACCTCATCACAAGCACAGATGATTGCGTACATAGCAGAACAAGCATGTCCGTCGATGTAACCGTACAGCTTTACTCCAGCGGCATCGCACATTGCTCGGAGTTCGTTCGTACTTTCAAAGCAGCCGTAGCATTCGCCTCCTCCACTATCAGCATCAATGACAATCGTCTTAACGCCTGCTGCGATCATTTCTGAAGCTTGCTCTGTAAGCATTTCGTAAGAGAAACCTCCGCAAGCTGCTTCCCATCCTGTGGTACGATAACTGAGAGGACCACGAATAGTGATAACCCCAATACCAGCGTTAGAATCGAAAGTGGGCTGTACTGCTTTTGGTTCATTGTCAGGAAAATCTAACAGTCCTGCGTTCCGGGTATGTAGATAAGAAGAGATTGCTTGGAACCCTTCTTTCGAGATTAGATGTGGACGATTCCACACCTTCTCTGCTGCAAGCCTTAGAAGGCTGTGTTTTGGCATAAAGCCTCCTTATGGTGCGTTTTCTTTGTTAGCAACACTGTTATCCTTACCAGAGCTATCTCCCCCGATATCTGCTGTACCATTACCGCTCTTGCCTGCAGCCATCCCATCTCCAGATCGACTTGCGTTACCTGTCAGATTGTCAGTATCTACCGGAGAATCTTCAGGTTTGAGAGGAATACCGCCAACTTCACGAATCTTATTAAGCAACGGTCTATCAACCTCAAGGAGTCCCACTGCACCGATTCTTTGAATGAAGGCGCTAAAGTCAGACATGTCTACGTTATCTAAATCACCTGGGACGAATTTCGGAAGTTCAGTATCACTCCAGCCATTCAAGCTAAAAATCTGCGGGATAAGATCGTTGTTAAGAACGTCTGCAATCTCCCTAAGTCTGTGATCAAGAGCGATAGCAAGAAGGGATGTTTTGGCGGATGACAACGCAAAACTACCCCCCTTATCTTGCCCCATAGCGATAACATCGACACTCAACGCAACAAGAATGTCATGCTGATAGCGACGAATAATCTCGTTAATGTCGTACTGAGGATTGCCTTTACGATCTAACAGATCAATCGTAAACATCTCTTGCTTCGTTTCGGTATCCACGAGCTTTGGAAATACAATCCCTCGTTGAGTACCGTTAGCAAGGTTATCAACGATAGTTTTCGTCATTTCGTAAACAGCCTTCTCAGCCTCACCAGCATCTTCTGCCATATATTGAGGAGGAATCTGAATAACAGGAAGACCTGCAGAATCCTTAGCTACACCTGTAAGCTCTTGCTCTTGAAGCATTTGCATTCTTTTATAGGCAAGATATATCGGTTTCAGTAACGACCTACCTTGAGGATTACCTTTAGTAGCGTCTGCTGCAAACAACAAGAACTTGTCACGAGAAATCTCAATAAAGCCATCTTTGTTAGTATTAGCTGTAGGAACAACTCTACCAGAATCTTGTAAATTCTTTAAAGATTGTCCAATGGCTACTAAGTCTCTTCCGTCATCTGAGAAGTACCACTTAGCGATTGTCTCTTGAGCACGAGGGGAGAGTTTACGTAATCCTACTAAGCCGTCATTGTAGCGAGAGCCATTAGCTCTAAGACGTCTACGGAAAACTTTCTCATGGATGGAGTGTCCGTACTCTAGATAGGTAAGAACTTCACTAATGAAACTACCCCAACTATTCTCCATGTCTGTCATACACTGCTGTACAAACTTGGCACGAGCTTTCTGTTGTTCTGTAGCGCCTACAGGGGGTTCTACACACCAAGGAACTCTAGCTAGGAACATCTTATAAACGTTAAATCCTGCAGCAACTGTAGGATCGTTTATCATTTCTTCTCTTACACGGAAGAAGTAGGGTGTTCTAAATTGAACATTCGCCTCTTCCAAGATTTGTCCGCTAGAGACTTTAAGCCCTACATACCCTTGTTCACTAAGTCTAATTCGTGGTATAGTAGCATCACTATCTGGTGACAGTGCTGCGTTATTGGCTGAAGAATCAGCCTCGTTAGTGCTGGATTGATCAGCCATGCATTCTCCAAATTTTGTTTAATTCTTTACTGAGTTAATTATAAACTAATGTCGAAGTTTTGTCAAATAGTAACTTTACTTACGTTAATAAGTGTGCTACGCACGAGGTACAGGGTCTGGTCGGGATAGGTCGGGGATGCGGAATGTTGGGATGGTGACTTGTCTGCACAAAGTATTTAGTCCATCACTGGTGGCATCGACTTGATCGTTCTTTTCATTTCTCCCTCCTGTGAAATATTCTAACTCTGTTAAGTAGTCATCGTTCCAACGATCTGATTCAGTGTCCTTAACAATTTTAACCATGCCTGCTTCAGCTAAAGCACTAAACGGTAAGAAACGCTGCACTTTTCCACTGTGCCCTGACATCAACACAGAGCGGACAATTAAACCTGCTTCAGTTAAGGTACTGACAAAAAATCTGTTAGCAATAACTCCACCAGCACCGCCATCACGAGGAATTGTTACAGGTACATCAAACCCGTCTATCTCCGCCATTTTTATGATTTCTCTTAGAACACCGTCTGGTTGTTTTCTGTACCTAACAACGTGCTCTATGTAGTAGATTCCAGCTTTGTCTCGTGAAATCTTCACCCCTGCAGTCCAGTCCGGGTCTTTATTTTGCTCAGAAACTTCTGTCGCAGCAATATCATAGCTACGAACCCTTGCAACCACATCAGTAGGCGGCTTATCTACAAATTCAACCCAGTTACGTGAGAAATAAGAGCTATTAGACGGTCTAGCTGTCCAACTTCCATAGAGGTATCTGTCTTTATTGACACGAGGTTGCGCTAAGAGATTTGCATAATAATCCGGGTTGTTTTTCATGAGTGTAGGATTATCAAGGATCGTCATAGGAATAAACCTGAAACTCTTAGGTTTAAATCCTGATTCACCAAGATCGGTGTAATACCTTTCCTTCAGCTCTTCAATAGAGTTGGCCCACTTAAGAGAACCATTTATACTAATAAAATACCTAGTAATATTTTCTGTACCAGGCTTTGGAATTCCTGTCTCTGGATCAAGGCAATACTCAACCCAGTTATACAAAAAAGAATTCCTATCAGGGTTTGCCGTCATTGTAATGTTCATGTGAATTTTGCACTCACCACTACGTAATCGACTTAATAGGAACAGAATAGACTCTTCTGTCTGTGTCGCAGCCTCGTCTACTAATATATGTGTGGCCTGTAAACCTTGCCACTCTTGTAAATTTTGAGGAATCGCCGCAAACTTGATCTCTGCACCGTTAGGGAAAATCCACGTCAGAGGTTGTACTTTCCATTCGGCATTCCAGTGTCGGTACAGGCGTTGAGATTCGTCCACCAACCCTCCCGGCAATTTTAGCAACGGGTAAGACTCGCGGACGATAAGCACACGAGCGGCTGGGTCTTGTACGTACTTAAGAGCTTTTAATAAGCAAGTATATGACTTCGATGACCCGGCACCGCCTCCGCACAACAAGATGTCCGTTTTGTCGTCTGTGAGAACCATCTGCTGCTTAACGCTTTTTGGGCCAAAGACTGTCTTCTCTTTGTTCTTTTTACTCATCCTTTGATCCTATATTAATCTGTAATTTCTACCTCGTAGCGTAGCAATGCTTCAAACACATCAGCAGAAATAACATCCTTATGTTCCAATGCTGCAGCTCTTATTAATTCTTCTTTTTGCTTCTTATATGCCGCAAAAGCTGCTTCTGGTGTAGAATATATCCCTATGTAACCTTTACCTTTAGTAGATCGTGATCTAGCAGTATTACCGCAATGTGCAACATACCCGTTCTGATGACTGTGAACTCCTATTGGGTAATCACCTCTAGCCGCATCAGATTTTGTTAGTAGCATGTTTAAACTGTTTGGCACAAAACGACACGTATGTTCAGAATAAAGCTTATTACCTTTTATAAGAATATCTTTCTCAAGTTGGTAATCCTTAAGACCGAATCCAGTCTGAGTTTGACACCATTCTGCGAACCACTGAAAATTTTTAAAATTATCTGAGACAGTACAACCTATGTAATTAGGTCGGCGTTTGTGCATTACTGGAGAATAGCAACGGGCTAACATGTTCTTCCACAACTCATATTCAGGAGTCTTGCGGCTCCTACCGTTAACAGTCATAGACCGTTTAAATTTTCCATTTTCACTAATACCTACACCATATACTAATTTCTTCATATTTTCCTCTATCACAGGCTAAATTAATGTGGCTATCTGTAGTGATAGTACAGAAAAGGAGCTACCTCTTTCGCCACGTAAAACGAAAACAGCCCACAACCTTTCGGAAGTGAGCTTTATATAAACTGGCGGGCCGACAAGGAATTGAACCTCACTCAACAAGAATTTGGAGTTCTGTTGCCTCCCAGAGGTGCGACCCATAATTTGTGTACATAGCCACGCTAACCTGCTAATGTACGTTGATGTGGCAACATTCCACATCTTCTCCACAAGCCACCTACACTAGTTCAGCAGCCACAAGCCTCCGTAGGGAGGATACTCTTTAAAATCTTTACTTGTCTAAGACTGGAATCGAACCAATGTCCTTATGTTTCCGCTACTTTGGATAATCACCGTGGCCTTTGGTGTAGTTCCCATTTCGCTACATTCCATAATACTTTACCACTAAGCTACTTAGACAAGATTAAAGCCTACTCCGGGCATTCCCAAAATAGGCTGTTACTACGGTCTGTATTCTCTTTATAACAACTCCGGGTTGTCCCCTTCACAGGAGGGCGCTACGCTTTTTCAACAGCTTCTACGTAACTTTTCTTTATAGGAGATTTTGGCTAGGTTCTCCGTTGACCCACATTTCACCAATAGTAATGCTACAACCAGTGATTCTTAAATTGGCATCTCATTACGATGCTTCCTACGTTTACCGTTTCTCTTGCCACAGACACGACATTTATCACCATCACCTACTACATCTCTGTCACAGCACCAACACCAAGTAAATCCTAGTCTTGGTTTTCGTGCCATTAAGCGGTTCAATTTTCTTGTTGGTAGGTTTTCGTTCATACTAGCTATGACTCAATCTCTCCAGCCTCAAGCTTACGCCTAATATCATCCAACTCACCACTCTTCCGCATAGCTTCCATCTTAGCTTCTACTTCTGCTGCGGTTTCAGGATACATCTCATACAAATGGCTTTTCAATTTATGTGCAAGCTCTACAGCGTAATCTAGCTTCTCTAGTTTAGTCACATTCTCTCCTAGTTAATCTGGCCCGGTGTTGTTAATCACAGCGTGGCCTGAATCCGGGGAACTGCGCATTCTTAAATTCATTGGTAGGTTATCCCTACCGAGAGTCCCGTAGAGCTATTCGTCAATAGCTTTCACCTGTAAATTCAGGCCATACACAGATCACCTGCACTCTATTTCTAAAGTAATGCCTCACAGGGAGAGCTTGCCGGAAATTCTTTATTCCCTTACAGATGAATAAAATAAATACTCATTTGTAAGAGGGCTGTTACACTACCCATAGAATCACACGGAGGTTATCTTACGGTAGTACAACCATTACAAGCAGATTATAGTGATGCTACACTCAGGAGAAATCTTAGATTACCTCGCTGGAGTCGAACCAGCTACTATGATCGCCACTCAATCCAATCAGAACTTGTCCGCGTCGTACTTAACAATAGTCGCCAAACAAGTGCACTTATCAGGCGTAGTTTGTCTTTCCCAGTTCTGCCGCCACCGTGGAAGGTAATCTCTACAACATATTCGTATTATAAGATCGCTACTTAACTTTGTCAATAGATGATCTTGACGAAGGAAAGATCAGACTTCACGAATCGTATCAAAATCCAACGCAGGCGTACTATCTGTCTCTTCTGCTGTACTACCCCTACCAATCAACTTACCACCACTGCCGATCTTATACTCTGCCACCAAACGTGCCATCTCATCGGCATTAATCTGCTTTACTACACTACTCTGCAACTCTAAGGTCTTCAAAGCGTACTCTGCTTTAGTTTTAAGCGGAATATCCTCACTCTCAAAAAGCTCATCTAGCACCTTCAGCACCGTAGGATTCATCTTTTCCAACGACTTAAGCATTTTATCTAACTCATGCTTCTTCTTGATGAACGTAAGCTCTTTAGCTACTAATCCAGTCATGTTATTGTCCTTAAAACTGTATTATAATGTCTTTACAGCAATTTGTCAAATTAAGTAGCACTCTTACGTAAGAATTTGACAGATAAGTAGCGTTGCTCTATACTAAGGCAGTGACAAAACAAAAGGAGAAATCTTATGAACGTTTACTTCCGTGAAGACGGAAAACTTGGTTGCTTCAGCGTACCATTACTGGAGGGAGAAGATCATACTGACGCTATTCTTGCTGCAAAGGAAACATTGGTAGCAAGCGGGGATGGATGGGAAGATCCTGTGTTAGCTGTTATTGACGGAGGAAAGAAGTGAACCTACAAGAATTTGTAGATGAATTTAATAGGTTTGATGTAAACGAATTTCTGGACTCGCTAGAAATGCTTGATGAAGATGATTATGAAGAAACGGAGGAAGAATGACAGACGAACTTAAGGAAATTGAAGAAACTAACCTGTTTACATTCATGGTTAAATTTCAGGAACATGTACGGGCAGGATGGGAAGTTGATATAGAACGTCCTCCTTATGAATTAGCTGGCTACTATCATGCAACGCTACGATTTAACCTACGTCGTGCACGAGATAATGCTCAAAAGTTGCTTGATGACAAACCTAAAATGACAGATCGTAAAGAAATCATGGCTGTAGCTAGGGCCGCTAGGGGGAAGAATAAGGAACAACAAGATGGAAGTTAAATTTGCTAATTGCTACGTACCTGTATGGAAGATCAGAAAAGGCACTTTGGTGTTGGCTGATCTGAGGGATTTCGGAAACACTCTCTGCTTTATTTCTGGAATATACAATGACCTACCTGGAAAATATTGGTTTAGGGTTGAAAACGGTTTTGGTATTGACACTGAAATTCAATCGGACACAATCACTTGGCTAGAGCCACATTGACACAAAGAATTTTCCTGCTACACTAATCTTGAGCGTTAAATCCCTAACGCTCTTAACAAAGGGAGGTAGACATTATGAGCAAATCCCGTAACAAAAAGAAGGAACCCTCTGAAGCTAAGGGGAGAGTAATAAAAGAAAAGTTTAAGGAGGAAAGGAAGCAGGAAGTTGCTTGTAAACCTGTCTACCCTCTAAACGAACGTCAAGCTGAGTATTTTCAAGCTATACGGGAGAAGGATTTGGTTGTAGCTACAGGATATGCTGGTACGTCTAAGACCTACATCGCAACCTGTCTTGCTGCTGATGCTTTCAGGGTGGGTGAAATTGATAAGATTGTGCTTGCAAGGCCAGCAATATCAGGCTCACAAAGCCTTGGCTTCTTCAGTGGTGATGCTAATGAGAAGATGCGTAACTGGCTTACACCGCTTCTTTCTGTGCTCTACCAGAGGATGGGACGAGATGTTGTAGACCTTGCCATTGCAGAAGGTAACATCGTATTGCAACCCCTCGAAACAGTGAAAGGAAATAGCTACGGTAAGAATACTTGGGTGATTGCAGATGAAATTCAGGACTGCACTATAGAAGAAATTAAAAGTATTGCAACAAGAAGTGCTGGTTGTAAGATGATTCTGTGTGGCGATGTAAGACAATCTGCTCTACATGAAGACAGTGGTTTAAGAATCTTCACTGACGTTGTTAAAAATAACCCTATTCTAAAAGAAAGCGTAGCACTAATCGAATTTGACTCGTATGAACATATCGTGCGTAGCAAACTTTGCAAAAACCTAATTATTGCCTTTGATCGGGCAGGATACTAACAGGAGAACAAGAATGACAAGAAATAAAACCCGTAACTCAGAAATTCTGGAACTGCTGAATAAAGTAGAACCATTTGAAGTGATTGCTTCGCCTATCGCTACACACTATATCGCTACAATCAACGATGCTTTTGAAGATAGCAGGCAGTTTGAAGACCTTGTACGTGTGCTAGAGAATGCAAGACAAGGTGATTTTGTAGAAATTCGTCTTACAACACCGGGAGGAACACTAGAATCTGTACTCCCCCTTCTTGCCGCCATGGATGCTACTCATGCACAAGTTGTTGTTCATGCAATTAGTGATGTCTCTAGTGCTGGTACGCTGGTTCTTTTAGCTGCTGATGATGCTTACATTAATCCGTACATCACAATCATGTTCCACCAACCAAGATTTGGTACAGCAGGGCCAAGCAGTAGCGTAGAAGCTCTAGTAAATCATACAATGAAATCTTCTAAAGCTCTCTTGCAAGACTATTACAAAGATTTCTTCAGTACGGAAGAGATTGAACAAATGCTTGCTGGTAGGGATTTCTATATGGATAAGGATGAGTTCGATGAACGTTATGAATACCGTATCGCTATCAGGGAGGAAAGGGCTAAAGATATGGAGGAAAAGCTTGTAGCGTTAGCTGAAGAACAGAGTAAGTCTGTTAAGAAAGGTAATAAGAAAGGAAAGTAATGAGCGATTATAAGGATAGTAACAACTGGCTAATGCTAGGAGATTGCCAGGAAAAGATGAAGGAAATTGAAGACGGGAGCGTAGATATGATCCTTTGTGACTTACCTTATGGTACTACACAGTGCAAATGGGATGCTGTAATTTCTTTCAATGATTTGTGGACTGAGTATAAGAGAGTTTGTAAGGCTGGCGGTGCAATTGTATTATTTGGCTCAGAACCATTCAGCTCCACACTGCGGTTAAGTAATTTGAAAATGTTCAAATACGATTGGATTTGGGAAAAAAATCGTGGGTCAGGTCACTTGAATGCTAAAAAGATGCCCATGAAGTCCCACGAAACAATTTCAGTATTTTATTCCTCTCAGCCTACCTATAATCCGCAGGGAGTTGTTAAGGGTGTTTTCAATAACAGTAGACCAGTAAAAGCAAAAGGGAAGTCTACTGAATTGTTTGGAGCCGAAAAAGAGATAGAAACTTCAACAGTCGGAGGATATCCACTTACGGTACTGCGATTCGGGAAGGATGCATATGGAAAACAAAGCCTCCATCCCACACAAAAACCTGTAGATTTATGTGAATATCTAATCCGTACCTATACCAATGAACACGAAACCGTTCTTGATAATTGTATGGGTAGTGGTACTACTGGCGTCGCCTGTAACAACCTAAACCGTAAATTTATCGGTATCGAACTTGACACTACTTATTACGGAGTAGCTAAGGATCGTATCAGAATTCCGAGATGACTAATATTACTGACTGAGAAAGGTAAGAAGAGTGGGAAGTGATGGATCGTGAAGGCTTCTAGAGGAAAACGTGCAGGGATTAGTAGATGGGTAAAACTATTATGTCTGCGTCGTATGAATAATCGTAGCTTTGAAAGAAGGACAATACGTAGAGGCTACTCTGGCATCCTAATCCTTAAAGAAGGGAAGAAAATGGACGGAGATGCATCGTAAGTAGGTAAGAGGCTTGTGGCTGAAAGGCTACGAGCCTTTTTCTTTTGTGCTTGCAATACGTAAGTAAGAGTGTTAGGATGAAGGCTCTTATTAATTGAAAGGAAGAATGATGTCTAGACCAACTATTGTCCATCTAATTGAATCTGAGCGTGGATGGGGTACTAAAATTGACGATGTAAGAGAGTTCAACACTCTCAAGGAAGCTGAAAACTTTGTCAGGGAATTTAACAAGCAATACGACTTTGATGTCGTTCCTGAATACTATTACATTGCACAGATTGTGCAGATAGGTGATAAATGAGTTGGAACAACATTATCCCTTGGCAAGTGTTGATTATAGAATGTAACTACTATAACGCTTTAGAGTGCTGTGCATTTGCAAATGAGATAGCAGTGCATGAATTTAGAGATGACTATTGCTATTAAGTAAGATTATTAATTAGGAGAAAATATGGTAAAGCAAGTAACTAAGTATGAAGCAGTTGATGGCAGTTTGTTCGACACACAAGAGGAAGCGCAGCATTACGAGGAAGGTGTACTGATGAGAAGCACTCTTGCAGATTTTATCTACGATAGTGTCAGTTTAGGAGAGTTCTACCACAGTGATGCATTCTCTTTAGCGCAAGACTTGCTAAAAGTCTTCAACATTGAAAAGAAAGGAGAGTGAAATTGGAAAACGTAACAACAGAAATCACACGTACAGTGTGGGCAACTGAAGGAGGAATATCTGTCTCCCCAGATCAAGATGGATTAGGTGAGATAAGAATTTTCTCAGCAGATCAATGGTCCAAGTCTAATCTAGTAGATATTGACTTTACCATCCCTCCAGAAATGGCTAAAGCCCTCGGGGAAGCCATGATTGCAACAGCTAACGAACTACTTAAGGAGAAGAAATAATGACTATGAAATCTAGTGAAATTCAAAGCTTAATCAGGGGAGTAGCTGAAAGTATTACATACTACGAGATTGAAGTGAGGATTTCTCGTAACTACATTAAATACGTATATTCCCAGAAATTTTACGACAACGATCATCCTCGTGTAGAAGAGTTGAAAATTCTCTACGCTGACAACGCCAAGAAGGAAATTAGCAAACACAAGAAGAAGCTAAAACGCTTACGACAGCTACAAGTTTCTCTTAAGAAAGAGCTTAAATACGCCTACCTTGTTGAAAATGTTTTAGATAGGATTTAACATCATGTTTACAACTGAACAAAAATACGAATGGCTTCTTAGTAAGCTAAGGATTACAGATGTTGACTATTGGGAACACGATGCTTTAATTTCTCTTCCTAATAGAATCTGCTTCGTAGCACAAGACATAAATAAGGTTTTTACAGTAGATCAAGCTGTTGAAATTGCTATGCGTATGGAGGGATTGAATGAATAACGAATATGTCGTCGATGTAGAACTTTACAATTTTGAACACGGGATGTCTCCTTTCGCATGGATGAACGTTGCTGTTAACACAAGCTGCAGTGTAACAAGTGCGAAATTTATAGAAACTGTTAATACAATAGTCAAAGGAAGCAAAACTATTCAACCTGCAGATAAAGTACGTATTGTGGGAGTGTTTAAGCTGTGAATACATACCTGCCCAAACACTCTGGCCCTTGTGCTAAGGCTCATGTCGTAGCAACGCTAGTTACACAAGATGGACAACAATTCGAGAGTACAAACTTCTGCCTCACCCCACAATCTGTTTGCCCTAGAGAAGAGCAGGGCTACAAATCAGGAGAAGGCTACCATCTCTGTAAAACTATTTGCAACCAAGCTGGACATGCAGAAGAGAACGTAATATTCTTTGCTAGGAAGAAAGGAGCGAACGTAAGAGGGAGCACTATCGACGTAGAATACTCTTGGATTTGTGAGAATTGTAAGAGAGTGGCTAAGGATTGGGACGTAGAAGTGAAGATTAAGGAGAAGAATGAATACGTTTTATTGGATTGCTGTAGCAATATTGGCTAACTTATTCGTTGGTTGTGGTGTTTGTGCTGCTATAGATGATGACGATAAGCGCTTGTATAAGTGGTACTGTAAAGGCCCTGTGTTGATTGCATGGTTAGTACCGTTTCTATGGCCTGTAACAGCTTATTTCTGGTTTAGAGGAGAAAGAAAATGAATTTATATAAAGAAGGGGACATATGCTACGGGGTTAGCATGCCTGCTAGTTTGTACAATTACATGTTCATGGTATGTACGATAGAAGTGTGCTACCCTCATTGCAATTTTGAAGATGGAACATCAGGGCCGGGATATAGAGTATTATGGAGAGTACCGGGAGGGAAGATAGACAGAAGTATCATCGGAGAAAGACATCTACGTTTACGTAGGCCACTGGTTGATAAGAGTGATTGGAATACTCTTATTGGTATATGCAAGATTGATTTTAGGAAAGGAATAGCTAAATGACAACATTCATTATTCTATACTTAATTTGGTGGCTTGGAGGTTTTGTAGCCTCAGTGTACGTCAGTACTAAGGAATCAAGCTTCACATACATGGAGCTTTTTATAGGCTTGATGGCATGCATGATTGTAGGTTGGTTTCCTGTTTTTGCAATGACATTAGGTGATAAGATTGCTATTGAACGGAGGAATAAATGAGAATATCTGTTATCGAAGGTGATAGTGGTTTTAATTGTTGGCAAGATTTCTCCAAAGCAGTTGTCACACTTGATGGAGAACCTGTATATAATGTGTTAACAGCCGACGAGATGCTTGGCTTTGTCCTTGTACAAGATAGAAACGAATGGGGATTTCTACAATTTGACGAAGACGGAGAAATTCTTACAAAGAAGCTACGAGGACGTGTAGTTATTACATTCTGTTAAATATTACATTCTCCTAATTCCCTTAAGAAAGGATGTTACATGGAATCCTGCTCAGAGAGTGACACATCGCTGGCTAATGTTCTTGCTTTCATACAACTAATGCAACAGAGGGACAAATACACATCTTCTATAAAGAATATATCAGGGATTGTAGCCTCTATCGAAGTGGATGGGAAAGATTGTCACCTATCACTTGATGATTTAGTTGATGTTGCATCCAAAGCAGCATATCTTGGAAGAGTTATGAAACAAACAACTATTGACATTGATCTTTTGACGGAGAACAATCGTCTAAGAGAAAGACTAATGAAGCTTAGGAACGCTTTCATAGAGGAATTGTCCAACGATCTTTAACCACCTGAAGAGGCAGTCATGGATACACCTGAAGACTTTGGCACACAACACAAACAACATCCTATAGCGGATAGTGTTGGAGTGATAACAATCTACGGAATCCCTATGGGATTTACAATAATCCCAGTAGACTGCCCTCCTGAAGTAGAAAGAGTGATAGAACAAGCTATCAAAGAAGGAAAGACACCAAAGCAAATATGGAGGCTTGCTATCAAACATGCTCCAAGCCTTGGTACTGTAATTTATAAACCTAAGACTTAAAATACAAACAATAAATATGAGTAAACGTAACAACAGACAGACAAAGGAATTGAATATGACCTCTACCACAGACGCAAGTAATATCAATGTCGATGAAAATAAGCAATCCCTCCCTCCTGTAACACAATGGGCTGAAGACATGGGTTTTAGCAAAGGAATAAGAGCAGCTTACTCTGTGTATGTGCATGAGCAGCCAGATACCCCTGTGTTTACAAGTAGCCATAAGTACAAAGCTTCCGTGAAAGATAGTACAGGGAAGGTTTTATGTGATTGTTATACTGTACAGGATGCTGTAATCATTGCAGAGGCTTTGGAGAAGGCTAAAGCTTAATAATCAGGAAAGAACTTAAATAGCGCACTATCTTGGTGCGCTTTATTTTACCTATATTCTCTGTAAGGAATATGTTACGAATATTCCTTGTAAGGTATATTTTACAATTAACTTAAGAAGGGCACTTTTGGTGCCCTTTTATTTTGTCTAATAATAACGTAGGAAGGATGGAAAGAATGCAGGTTGGAGAGAAATATAAAACAAAACATTGGGGTGAGGTGGAAGTGTTGGAAATCTTACCAAAGAGAATGGTAAAGATCGTCTTTCTGAATACAGGGCACATAAAGTCTACAAGAAAAGATGCTCTTGAAATGGGGTACGCAACCGACTCAGAAGCAGAAGAGGGAGGGATGCTTCCTGAAGTTGAGTATAAGAAAGTCTCGTCCGAGGATGCTTACATACCTTCAGGAACTGTCTTTGAAAGTAAAAATTGGGGAAAATTTGAGGTAGTGGAATACCTTGGCAGCAAAAATATAAAGATAAGATTTTTAGCTACAGGCTGTGAACAAGTAACACAAAGATACACTATCGAAAACGGACTGGTCAAAGACTACATAGCAGAAGCCAAGATTAAAGAGGAAAAGAGATTACTGGAGGAAGAACAGAAACGGCAGAAAGAAAAGTTGAGGGAAGAAGCTAAACTAGAGAGATTGAGGAAAGATAAAGAGATACAAGAAAAACGTAGGAAAGAAAAAGAGTTAAAACAAGCTGAACTACACAGACGTAGGCTGGAAAAAGCAGAGGCTAGGAATGCAGAGTTTGTAGGGTTCACAAACACTGATACTTACGGATTAGAATATACGGTGGTAGGAAGGAAAGGTATTAACAAAGTATGGGCTGTACAATACAAAGAGTCCGGCAACACTTATGAATGTAAGGAAGGTCTGATACTGAAAGGCCATGTTTTGGATAAAAATCATCCGAAATTTAAAGAATTAGAGAAAGAATATATAAGGCGTAAGAGCATAGAGTGGTACGAGAAAAATAGAGAATCGGCTATAGATGCTGCTAAAACTTATCAAAAGAACAATTTAGATAGGGCTAGGATTAAGAATCAGAAGAGAAGGGCTAAGAGAAAGAAAATTGGTGGAAGTCATACTTTAGAGGAAATTGAACAGATGTTGGAGGATCAAAACTGCCAATGTAATTGTTGTGGAGAAATATTAACTAAAAGCAATAAACATCTAGATCATATTATGCCTGTAGCGTTAGGTGGCAGTAATTCAATAGAGAATCTTCAATGGCTTTGTCAATTTTGTAACATTAGCAAGTCAGACAAACATCCAGACGAATGGGCTATCTACTCAGCTACTGAAGAATTTAAGCTGAGAAGACAGGCAAGACTTCAAAATTCAATTTTAAACTAAAAATAAAATTTCAAAACACGATTTTCAGGCAGAAACTATAAATTAAGTTCTTGTAATATCCATAGGAGTATGCTTGGAAATTAGTCATTCAGCGGTTGTGTTGCGAAGCCAGGGACATATCTATCCGATACCGGCCCTAGGTTCTATCAAAAATATCCACAAGCCATTTTCTCTTCAAGTTAGTACCTTCCTACCCTCTTTAGCATCGACGCCTCTACGGGCCTCCTATCGCTTCCTATGGCTATGTGTAAAACCTAGAACGATCGTAAATACCTCTTGATTTTGTGGTATAGTGAACTTTCCACTACTGTATGAAGAGGTTGATATGAAACAAGCTATAGGGTATGTCCGTGTGAGTACTAAGGAACAAGGCGATAGTAAGCTTGGGCTAGAGGCACAGAGGAAAGCAATAGAGGAGTTTGCGACAACACATGGTTATGAACTACTCACCACACATGAGGAAGTTGCCAGCGGAGGAAGTGGACTAGATGAACGTAAGGTTTTGCGTCAGGCACTATCACAAGCAAAGAAACTGAAGTGTTTTATTCTCATCTCTAAGTTGGATCGGTTATCTCGCGAGGTTAGCCTAGTCAGTAGTCTGATGACTCAGCGAGTGCCCTTTGTATGCTGTGACCTAGGTGACAGTGTTGATCCATTTGTGTTGCACATCTATGCCGCATTTGCTGAGTCAGAGCGAAAGCGTAACAGTGACCGTACTAAGGCAGCATTAAAGGCCATTAGGCACAACATAGAGGCCAATGGATACCACATCAGCAAAGCAGGCAATAAGATCGATAAGCTAGGCAACCACAACAATTTGCACTTAGGTAGTGCTAAGGGTAGAGCTGCTGTAAAGGCTTACGCTGATGAGTTTGCACACAAACATAAGCCCTCTATAGAGCGTATGCGTAGTCAAGGAATGACATTACAGGCTATTGCTAGAGAGCTTAATGATCAAGGTGTACCAACACAACGTAACGGTACATGGACTGCTACGAGTGTTAGTAACCTCATTAAGAGGTGGAAGTAATAACACTACTAATAGTAAGTAACTATTGTACCTACCGTAGTTAATAGTCTTTAGCTACACAACTAAGCCCACACACTAAGCTAAGTACTCTAGTTTGTTACTTAGCTTTCTTTCAGCTTGTAAGTAAAAGTCTTTCCATTCTGTTAAGTAATTATTATTTTGTCATTGTTTGTAGGAAACTAAGGTTTCGTACTCAAATAATAGAACAGTCGTACTATTTTTAAGAAGACTATAGCAGGTTCGCCAAAGTAGCGAAACAAACACACAGCATTACAAATAATGTTAATAACCCTGTGGATAACTTTTAAGTTATTAACAATGTTATCCACAAGCCATAATTGTACTAATAATGGTAATTATGATACTACTTAGTAATTATAATCCTCTGTAATTCCCTATAATTCGTACACAAACACATATTCTGTAAAGAAAGATTCTATAGCTTTGCACACACAACAAGGATGCTTCTGTAAGTGGGGTATTTTGTACACAACACAAGATATTATTGCGATAGCGTAATAATACATTTACCCCACAACATAGAGATTATGCCGTGAAAACGGCCATATGCTAGTGCGTCAGCACACAACAACCCTCTATGCGCTGGAAAGCGCCCTATAGCCTGTATTATTTGGTAGGAGGGGGAGATTACGTAAGTAATCCATTCTCCCCCTATAACATAGCTCTATGGTCGTTATCACGACATGTTCATAAGGCGCTTGCCAGCGCATAATATAGCTACGTAAGATTGCTTTCTACCTACGTAAGTAGTATAATAACACTGTTAGGGCTTAGAAGCCCTTTTTGTGTTTCTCTTACAATTTATTAACATTATGTCTAAATTCGTACGCACTACTATAACCAACCCTGATGGTAGTATTTCTCCAGCTAGAATTAACACAGAAACTGGGGAGATAAAACCCTATAAACACTGGAAACAGAAAGAGAATGAAGAATTCAGAAAACAGCTAAAACTTAAGCGAAAAGACGGAATAAATGATGCTACAAAACCTTTATTCTGGGAAATTATTCCTCCTCCGGCGATAGCTGGAGGGAATGAGAAGAAAGAGAATAAGGCTATTAGGAAGAGTAAAGAAAACGTAAATAACATCTATCTTCAAGAGTTCCTTACACTCTCTGAAGCTATCGAAGATGTACCTATTTTAGACAACTTGATTACAGGAGTAAGTAAATTGGATTCAGGAAATAAAAACCCGATCAATAAAGGTTTGTTGTTTAGTATGCTAAGAGATTTAGACGTTATCAATGTTACTACAGTGCAACAATACACTGGTTATTCTGAGAGATATTGCCGTAAGCTTGTTCAATACTTGTTTGTGCTTTCTACGGCATTTGATAACGAGATTGAGAAGAATTGACGTATTTTATTATAATACTGTGGCCGTAGCATTTTACCCTGATTAATTATTAAGCAAATCCTTGATAGAATGCGGGTTACAGGCTATCGTCTGTGGATAACTTACTCATTGGAAACGTAGTAAATAATTGCACAAAAGAAATAAGCCTAGACAGACAGTCTGTGTCTGTCTAGGCTTTAGTTCTCAATAATCTTTGAACTCACTTGTGTCAAAGATTGCAGCAGTGTAACCGTTAGACCATGCTTTGTGCTCACTTGTGCCTTCGGCGTATGGGTTATTGAGGACAGATTCCTTATTGTAGAAAGCATTGAATCCTTGTTGGTAAGCTTCAGTCATGATCTATTCCTTTCCATGAGTGGTTAGTTGATGGAATGAATTATAGAGAGATTATCTTACTGTGTAAAGCATTATATGTAGAACGTTGATCTTTGCTTTATCATCTCATCTAGAGGCATTACTTTCACTCCTTTGTAATCTCTGTCAGGCTTCAATACTTCAGGGCTTGCGATCTTCTTTGCTTCTTTCTCTGTGTCTGCTTCTACAATACAGGCGACAACGTGTAAAACGTTGACATATTTGGTTTGTGGCTGTCTGTACACTAAGAATAGGCTCATTTTATCCCTTTCAACACTCGTTTCAAGTATAACTCCAACATCCCCAATTCAAACTCTACTTTCTGCCTTCCATTCTTTTTAGCTTTCTGCATAGCATTCTGAATGTCTAGCATTGTCTTGTTAGCTCGATACTGAAGCTGATAATTATTTATCAATGATTGTTCGTTGACGTTTACACTGCCAAACATTAAATCTCTGGACAGTTTTTCATAATTACTCATTCTATCCCTCCACAACTCTAAACTGTGTTTGTTCTTCGCCTTCCATCATCTCCCATCTGTTTTGAGACTCTATCCACTTAGTAGCATCCTCCTCAGATGAATACTCAGCTAGACAATCAAAATCATGATGTGCTGCAAACCAATTCCCTGTTTGTGTATTGTAAAACTGTACACTGTACCACTTAGCGTTATCTCTCATTTATAGCCCCTACAATCGATTATTCTGTGTTGGACATAGGCAGATATGCCATTGCGTGTTTTGACAGCTTCTAGCCTTGTTTTAACGAAGATAAAACCACTTCTACTAATGCTCCTACTGCTAAAGATAAGCTACTGACTGCCATTACTGTGAGAAGAATTTCATGGATTGACATTTCATTACTCCTTTGCGTTGTTGATGTATTGAATGATAGTAGGTAATCTTACTCTGTCAATAGAGTTTGTGACTACAAATACCTGTTTTAACGAAGATAGACAACTATTCCAGCTACAGAAAGAGAAACATTAAACACTACAATAAGCACGGACAGAATAATTTGTGTTGTCATTTGTTCTCTTTCTTGTGTTTGTGGAGTGCTCTAGCAACTTCCTTAAGCTTGTTAATTCCATCATCCATGATATAGAGCCAGTTTATACAAGCATCCACGTTGTCAAATTCCCTTAGTGTTTTATTCAACTCATCCGACAGCATGAATTTCTTAGTTCCTTGCCAAGCATGCCAATTGTTGAAAATAAATGGTTTCATCTCTTACCCCACTTCTTTGTTTTGCCTGTTTGCGTATCTGTAATCTCTGCACTTGCCATGCCTGACGATATCAGCCCCACCACAATCAAAACTACAGCAATGGCGAGAGCACCAATGAATTTTAAAATTAAGTCACCCATCATTCACCAAAATAGAATTGTTGACAAAATGTAATGATAGCCTCTTGTTCTTCCCTGCTAATACGTAACTCTTGCCAAGGGGTGCCCCATGACCTGTATTCCAGCCATGTGACAGACGGCTCCTTAAACACATCTAATTCGCCTCTGATCCGTACTTCTGGGCCTCCTCCGGCAAGCAAGATCATAAACTCCAAGGCTGTTAGTTCTTTGCCAATGTCTTGCCAAGCTGATCTCACTTGTACATCATATGCACTCTCTCTGATCTTTTCTTGTACATCATCACGAGATAGGAAATAGTTGTCTGTAATCTTTTGTAATTCTTCCAACTCTTCTTGTTCATCTTCGTCCAATTCCTCCTCATTCTCTTGCAATTCCTTCAATCTGTCATAATCCACATTCAAAGCTTTAACAAGAGATAGGATTGATTCTAGTTCTGTTTTAGCTACTTCTAGTCCGTCATTTTGTCCCATGATTGCCCCCCTATTGTTTAGATAATTAAAGCTTATGACGAATTCTCTGTGACTCACTTACCAAATCAAGCCATTGATCCTCATCTAGATCGTTTGTGTCTGTTACACACTCAAGCCTAAGCAACTCAAGCATAATTGCTCCGTCTGTATCATCTGCTGAATTTCCCATTAATTCTGCAATCTGACTTGATTTGGTTTCATCTGTAATTTTCATTGTTATACCTCTTGATACGCAACACGCTCTATCATTTCGTTTGTGTGGTCACAGTACAGTTCTTCATTATCCCAATTAACAGCGGCACCACAGACACACCATCCTTCAGTGCTTTTTCAAAATCTTCAACGGTTTTGATGAAATCCATTTTGTTTCCCTCTGCTGTTTGCTGATTCGATGAGTTCATTATATCACTGTGACATAATCTTACAAGCTATTTCGTAATTATTTCTTTCATCTTCCCTATGTCAATTTCATTTTGAATACCTTTCAACTCAGAAACAATCCTGTTTGCATATCTTTCGGCTTTTTCAGTAATCATTTCTATTTCCTTTCAGCAATAATAGTTGTCAACATCTGAGGCCATGAAATAAGCTTGTGCGATAATATTACTCCATGTTGGGAAGAAAAGGCAACCAAAATCATCGGTATATGTGTAGCGTGAGCGCATCATTCTATTTCCTCAATAATTTAAATACTCTCTAACCGCTTGTAACTCTGCTTTCACATCCTCCATTTGCTCGAATGCTTTACCATCCTTGCAATATACAGATGCCACCGTAATAGTATCATCTGAATGTCCTACCACTTCAACATTATGCTGTTGGAGGATTTTGATTAGGGTTTGGATAGTCATGATTTTTGCAATTCAGATATGTACGCATCCGTTAATTCTATAGATTCTTTATTATCAAAACCTCCAGCTTTGTAATACTTGAAAATAAGTTCACGAAGGGATGGTTCTGGCCCAAACTTCTTATAATCGGGAAGTTGAGGTTTTGTGTCGAAGATATCTTTACTCATGCTTTCTTCCTTTCGTCGATTTGTTGAATTCATTTTAGAGAGATTATCTTACTGTGTCAAGCGTTAAGAAACGCTGTGACAACAAACACTAAGCAATGCGCAACTCTGGCTTAATCGCTTGAGGCAACATCCTAGACACAGCATAAGAATACAGGCCAAGCTCAACACGTTTTGCTTCATATGCTGCAATAGCAAACCTATCTCCGAGCACTATTAACATGCTGTGTAGCTGTCTAAAATGATTCATAGCGAATAGCAATTCCTCATTGCTAATTCTTCCACCATCCAGAAACGAATCGTATATTTGTTGTAAGGTTCTCATGTGTTTTCCCTTAAATAAGCTTTTGTTGAATAGGGCGAGCATTGATTAGTGGCTTGACTTCGATTCCACGTTTTACTAAGTATTCCTTAGCCTTAATCCACTTTTCCCGAGCATGCATTACGCTTGATTCTTCCACATATTCAGTAATTGGGAAAGCTTTCTTTGCATCAAGTTGCAAAAGTGCTTCATTATGGATATTGTCAATCATAACTTTGATTTCGTTTTGTTTGGTTTGCATTTTGTCATCCTTCCTTGAAAAGTTGTTTAAGAGTGTTACTTAATCTTTATATTCACCAAGTTTTAATTCCATTGCAATTTCTTCCATGAGGCAATGTCCATCACAATCTGCCTCATCGTAGTGCACTGTTTCACTCAACAGGTTTAGCACATAAAAAGAATTGTTTTGTTTCTGTAGCAGATCGTAAGCCGCCTTTAAGAGTACGTCTTTCCTGTTCTCATCCATCTGAGATTCCTTTCTGCGTTTCGTTAATTACTATCGTAAGCTTGTTACTTATCTGTGTCAAGAGTTAGTTGTTTTCGTATATGCCAATGTGCGCATAGTCTCCATTTGGCAATACGCCAGAAACAATCTCATCCCAATTCCAACCTAATACCTCTTGAAACTTTTTAGCAGCAACATAATGATTTCCAGCGCTACAAAGCGAATGATCATAAGACACAGTGATTGACTTCACGCCTTCGGCACTTGCCCTAATCTTGCTAGGCTTGGTATCTGTTGGGCTGATGTATTTGGTTACTATTGCTTTCATGGTTATCCTTTCAAAGTTGTTCGTTCAAAGCTTTATAAGCTTCAATGGCTTCCTTCACATTTCCTGCAGCATCGCGCAAAGCTTTGTATTTAGGCTCTAAACTAGGTACACATCTTTGCAATTGCATTTGATGCATTTCGATAGTAGCTTGCCAAAGGTTTATATGATTTTCGTATATAGGTTTTTCTTTACTCATGGTTGTTTATCCTTTGTTTAGTTCGTTAGCTTTCTGTTGGCAAAACTTTTTACCACATCCAATGAAGTAATAAACTCTTACCTTTGAATCTAAAACAGACCATTTGCCTTGATACTTGGTTACTAGGTAATTCATGATAAGTCCGTTTCTTTGTTCACCGTAAGAATCATTTTAGAGAGATAATCTTACTGTGTCAAGATTGTTTTGTTGCTTTGATGTGTTTTGTGACAGCAATTTTTGCAGCATGTACACTCTTACATTCTCTCTTCCAGTCGTATCCATAACCAGACGGAGAATGTAACACTATGATGGTTTCCTTTCTGTCAAGGATAGAACCTTGAATGCTGTAATCTTGTTTGTAGTTTATTGACCAAAACATTCTACCCTCCATTCCTAATAGCAATCATTGCCTTAAGTGTACCTTTGATTTCTGCAATATCTTTCTGCTGCTCAAGAATAATCTTCTGCATGCCTTCTAGAACTTTATCTTGTTGGATAATCTTTTCTTTCAGAATAGCCACACCGGACATTCTATCGAGCACGTCTGTTAACAAGTTCATCGTGCATCCCTCAATCTCTTAATCGCTGCAAAGAATTCTTCTGCTCTCTTTTGGCTCTGATCAAGAGTTTCATTGATTTCAGCAATATCTTTTTCGGCTTTGTTGATTGCTGCGAATATTAGTTGTGCCTCGTCCTCTGTTATCACCTCTTGAGAAACATCCTCAAACCTGTTTTGTGGGATATGTGTCAAGATAAACATGGCAATGCTCCTTTCAGGAATATAATATCACTACATTAAGGGAAAACTGCGGATGTGTCAACTTACTTGTTTGATATAGATAATGCAACCATCCTCACCCTTGAATGCCTCAGTTCTCATAGTGCCAAAGCTGATTTCGTACAAAATACCGATCCATGTAAAACCGACACGATGCTTTTTGAGATGTTGCTTTAATGCACGTTTGGCATGCCACATCCAACCGTTGACAGTAATTGTTTCGTCTATGTGGCATTCTGTCGTATGGCTCACTACTCGAAATGTCTTAGTACACATTACCAATTCTCCCTATAGATAGTTACCAGTAAGTTTTTCTGTTTTTGTTATTATTGGTAACAGATTATTACAATTCTTCGAGCAACACAAGTTCTATTTTTCTAAATTGCTCCGGCGTGATTCCGATATATTTTGTCTTACCTTGTTCAGAACCGATCTGTATCCATAAGCTGCCATTTTTGTTAGCAGGAATCAATGGAAGAGGGCAAGCAAATTCTAATTCCGCTTCTATATAGCGTTTCCTTGCATCATTAATCATTTTGTTCCTTCCTTATCCTGTGTTTGTTGATTTCTGAGATTCCTCTGTTGACGTAATACATGGTAAACACTTTCCCTGCATACGCCAGCTTGTTTAGCGGCTTCTCTAACAGAGATTCCGATTGCCACAAGTTCAAGCGCATGTTTCATTTCTGCCGATTGTTTAGCTGCCATTTCTTATTCCTTCACTTCAAAAATATATTCTTGACAATCGCAAGCCAACACGCCTAGATAGCTAGCATCATGTTGATGTTTAAATCCGTAGTCTTCACAAGATAAGGGAAACGACAATCCCTCATTCTTAAGCCAATTATCAATTTCCTCTTCTTCTTCGTCTGTTAAATTTGAAGAATCCCCATTTATCAGGTATGGTGCCCAATGTGATGGAAGAATATAAGTTTCTGTTTTCATGATTATTCCCTCACATAAATCAAATAAATCACACCGTTGCTTCTGTCGCCTTCGCGCCTGACGAACTTTGCGCCAAACACGCCAGCTTTTTGCAAAGCAGTTCCTGCATAACAATCTCGTTTGTCGTTATATCCTATCTGCTTTCTCTGTCTTGTTACATATAGTTCTGCAGATGGATTAGTAATGGCTGTGTCTTTTTCCTTGTATGCAAAAACTGTGTGTCTTGCTATCGGGTTTCCGTTAACATCATGTCCGAAATTATCAAGCATGACTGCAAAACGTTGGTATTGTTCCATGGTTACGCCTCCTCTTAAGTAGTGTGATTATATTACAGCAAATCGCTTTACCTTGTCAATACTTATTCAAAGCTAAGATTCGATAGGCATCTACGCCAAACTTATAAGGCTTGTTGTCTATCATACAAGCTTTAATCACTGCGCAGCGTGCAATGTCAATGATAGTGGTGATTTCACCCATAACATTTAGCCTTCCACGTAATGCTTTGTCACTGTCAGGCAACATGCTAAAGACAGTTTGTGCCGTTTTATACATCATCATGTAGCGAGTTGCTTTTGTTCTTGCGGTTAACTTTTTCTCTATCGAATTCATTTTTGTTCCCTCCTCTGTTAGTTGATAAGTAGTATTCTAGAGAGATAATCTTACTGTGTCAACTTAAAAAAGCCCTTGTGGTTAGCAAGGGCAATCTCTTGGGGGTGCAAGAGAAATCAAAGACCAGCTTCAAGTAGTGCTTTTGCGATAGCTACAGACAGTTTTTGCAGCTTTTCATCATCAATCTGCTTTCCTTCCTGTTGCATATCGACAGCTTCATTAAGCACATCTGCGACTTGTTGTTCGGCTTCTACGCGGCGTTTTGCAGCTTCAGAGCGAGCATTAGCACGTCCTTTCTTTTGATCATTGTCAACGGCTAGAATGTTTGGTACTTTGCGGTATGTACGCGGCAAGCGTTGTCTAATGTATACTTCTTGGCCTGTAGCTTCAGCAAACCGTTTTGCAAGTACTTTGCTATCAGCTTCAGACAATTGAGTTGTGTTCTTGTAATAGTCGAAACCCACATACTTGGGTTTTTCATCGCCCTCCTGCCATGCTTTCATCCTACCATTGTTGAGAGTATCAGCGATGAAAACTACAGGTTTGTTTTCGTGGTCAAGGCGGCAAAGAATTTGAGTCATGTTAAAAGCTCCAGTAAGTTAGTAATAGATTGATTCGTTGCTTGCTTGTTAGAGTTGCGCTGAATCGATAACCGAATAGTACATAGCGTTTTCTATTTATGCAAGGGTTTTTAACTAAATAATTAACCTTTCCATAATTAGTTATATGGAAAGAGTCACTAGCAGTTAAAAATTTCTCTTGATAAATGCTGAAAACGTTCTAAGATGCTATAAGCCGATAAAAGTTTGCTCGAAGGTTTCTCTTCGCCTTTCGCAAGCATTGACGGTCTATTACATATAGAGGAGTGATTGCATAACTATTCTTTGTTGATTCTTTAGACCTGTTTTATGGCGTGTGATTGCGCCTGTTGTTTGACGTGTGTCAGAGGGATTGTTTCGCCCTTTCGTTTCATCCTGCTTATTGCTTGGAGGGTTCGCTATGCCTGTTTAATTACTTGTTACTAATGCTTGATTACTGAAAATGGATAGTAGTTAGCTATCCATAACAATTTGCTATCTGTTTGCGCTGTTAGCGATGGGCTTTCTATTGCCTTTTCGTTAATAGTGCTAAACATTTCGCGCCTATACCACATTTACAGGTAGAGGAGGGCAGCTATTGTGTAAAAACAACATATTGTTGTATGGAACCAACGTTTTGTTTGTTTCACACGACAGTTTTGTCACGTCTATACAACATTGTTGTATAAAAACAACGGTGTTGCTATTTTACAACTTAAAATTTACAATTTTGACAACACTTTTGGCCTGTCCTCGATCAGAAACTGGAGTTGGGCTGCGGAGGAAAACACTCTAAGAAGGACTTAAATTTTTCCCCCGAACTTTTTGAGAATTTCAGGCCAAACGAATTTGAGATTCCAAAATGTCTGAAAGTTTTCCCTGCAGAGCCTTGATGTGTAAACATTGTACTACCATGTGTAAGGAAAATGCAACCAAAAGTGCTGTCAGGGTAAAAGATATTTACAGTTTTCTACCACAAATCTTCAGTACACAGCGATCCTTTAGTCTGCAACCTTCCACTCTTCACTTGATTAGCAAGCAAGGCGATCATTGCAGCTTCTTCCCTTGTTACAAACTTGTATTCATTTGTAATGAAGCCATGCTTACCTTTGATAGGATGGGGGTAGTTGCTATCAGCTAATCTTGCCAAGATATGTTTATGTCTATTAGGAGGAGCAAGCCAATAGCACACTCCGTCATGGTCAGAAATAATAGCAGCAGCTACAATTTTAGGGACATGCGGCTCTGCTGAATTGTATACAGGGAGGAAGTCTACGTTCTTAACTATCATTTACTCTTTCAACTCTTCGATTAACGATTCCAGCATTTCTGCTGATTCATAATACTCTACCATATCCTTTTGAGGATTGCCAATGTAACAGCATGACTCATCAGTTTCTATTCTCTTTGCGTGATATCTGCAACCTCTCGCTGCTGTTTTAAGACATTCGATCAATTCTTCATTAACTTCTATGATGACTTTCATACATCCTCCTCGGTGATTGTCCAGCGTTTGACTTGAAGGTCTTCATGAGATGTGTAGCACAATCGCGTTACCGCCTCTTCCTCAGTCAAGAAAACTTCTGCTGTATTCCTAAGACCATTATAGCCGTCAAGATATTGCCCTGTCGTGCTACATTTAAGTACAAACACCTCTTTAGTGGTTTTGATAGAAGCTGTCTCTCCTACAAGTTCGCAGGCTTCTGGTGGGACAAAGAAAGTGTCAAAACCTTCGTATATAGCATTGCCATGGTCACTAATTTTACCAACAACAAACTCAAGACCAACTAACCCACGTACATACAGGGTGTGATCCAGAGAGTGTTTGCTTCTTACAATCCTCACCCTCTGCCCAATTTCAAACTTATCCATATCATCTCTTCTATATCGTACAAATCCATCAATCAAATCTGGCAATCTTGGTTCAAATCCTCGAAATGCCTATCCAAATCCCGGAAACACTTGCGGAAATTCCGTAAACTTAAATCATAAACCGAAAAACTCTTTTATGTCATAGGAACAACAGCTAATACTCTTACTACGAATGAAAAGAGCTTGTGTGTATCCTTTAATAACATCCTCTTCGTCTATTTCAAAGACAGAAATAACAAACCCTTTAGCATGTAAATTCATTAGCCAATCGTTATTGTATATCCAGTTTCTAAGCTGACCTAAAGAAGAGAAGCCAAATATGTATTCTTTCTGTTCTAACAACGTCATCAAACTCCACTGGGTATTAATCAAGCTGTCCCTATACGGTGGAGGATGTTTACCCTCATCGATAGGGACGGGGTAATCATCATCAGTGTACGCAGTAATCTTTTTACTCCAATACATACCTACACCTTCTTCATCCTCGATTCTGTAAACAAACACATCACTCTCCTTGTCAGCATTAGATGTAAGAATCTTACTTACCTACTTTATCAGTGTCAATACGTGTTTTATTTTAAATGCGCTTGACAATAGATAAGAACGTTACGTACAATGTGTTCATTGTCAAACAAAGGAGAGACGAGATGACTACACTTTACGCAGAATTGGGAGAAACGGTTTATAGATTTCTGGAACGTTGTATCCAATATTGCAACGAAGCTTCAGCTAGTTCTGTAAAAGCTGTACATAACGGTGTTACAATATACGTGTACAAAGATGGTAGTATTTCTGATCTGTGCGATAAGTGGAGTTTGCAGAGACAAATGAAAAGGATTGATAGTTACTAGGGGAAGATAAATGGAGTTCGACGATTGCAGCGTGTCACCAACTGGCAAACATAGTGAATCTTGGTTTGTTAACGATAACTGCCAGTATTGCAAAACAGGATTACGAACAGATGACAAATTCGTAACTTTGCCGATATTATTAACTCCAGAAATGGAGTCAGTTATCGAAAACAGGAATAGCGTTTATCAATCAGCACAAGAGCTTTTTGACGCACTTGTAGCCGCCGCCCGCGCCGCACAGGAGAAAGCATGAAAAAGTACGTGGTAACAATCACCGTAGATGCGTCTGTTTGGGTTGAGGTCGAAGCCGACAGCGAAGAGCAAGCGAAGGAATTGGGAATGCAAAAGGCCGTGAATCCTTGTCTGTGCCATCAGTGCTCCAGCGAGGTATTTGTGGGCGACTTGATCGAAGCCGTCGAAGCATCGGAGATCAGCCATGACCACTAACCAAGACGCGCTTCGCATGGCGCTGGAAGAAATAAAAGACCTGTTACTGCTGGCGAAAATTCAAGGATCACGCAAGGACTGTAATGGGTTGATAGAGCGTGCCGAACTGCTTGTCAATGCTGCTCTCTTAGTGCATCCGGCGAGTAAAGAGAATATAAGAGAGCAGATTGTATCTAAACTTGAGTATGCTATAGATTGTATTAAAGGCGATGAGTATCGTGCCCTTGATCCTATCCACGATGTTATTGACATAGTGAACAACCTGTTTGTAGAAAGTGACAAATGACCCTAGCCTATGACGCTATGATGTTTGCAAGACAAGTGCACAAAGACCAGAAGAGGAAATATACGAATAATCCTTACAGCGATCATCTTGCAGAAGTTGCAGGCATTGTATCCACTGTTCTTTCTTCCGAGAAAGCAATTGCTGTAGCTTGGCTACATGATTGTATGGAAGATCAAGGTGTATCATTTGATGATCTTTTCAGAATGTTCGGTATTGATGTTGCTAGAGGTGTGTTGGGGTTATCCGATATGGAGGAAGGTAATCGAGCACAACGCAAAGCAGCTTCAAGGGAACGTCTTGCCAAATCTGACAAATGGATTCAGACAATCAAGTGTGCCGATTTGATTAGTAACACTTCCAGTATTGTGCAGCATGACCCTAAATTTGCTAAAGTCTATCTGGAAGAGAAGGTATTGTTGCTAGATGTTTTGACAAAAGCAGATCAACGTCTTAGAAATATTGCTTACAGCCAAGTTTTACAATCTTTGTGACAGTTGTCACAACGCTTGCAACAGTTGCACTATACAAATAGTAGTTGTATAATTAACACTGTTAGTTAACTTTGTGGAGGTAGGTATGTAACAATCTTAAGTGTATTAAATGTAGTAAAAATCTATTAACAACTTAAATAAAGAAAATGACTGTACGAAAAACAATTAATAAAGCAGCTTCTGCAGCAATTGCTGCATTTATTCTTGCTGGATGTATGCAAATTCCAGCACAAGCAGCCAACTGTGATGATCCTGCAATCACCACTGTTAAAGCGGAAAACCTCACAGGAGCAGCACAAGTAAACCAGCCTATTACTTTCGGGCATGTATTTGCCAAGGGCGATATTCCAGCCAACCACTTAGTAGAAGCAAAGCTTGCAGACAACAGTGTTATTCCTCTTCAAAATGATGTGAAAACACGTTACGAAGATGGTAGTATTAAACACGTTATCTTGTCAGGCGTGATTCCGAGTATTGCTGCCGGTGAAGTTAAGACTCTTAGCCTCGGTATGTACAATGTCACTGAGCCTACGTCCACCTCTAAAGTAGCTAGTTTCTCTGCAAAACATGCCCCTAAAGTTGTTATCACTTTGAATGGTGTGCAATACACTGCAGACCCTGCAGCGAAGCTCCAGTCTGGCAGCTACAAGCAATGGCTGAGCGGTAGTATTGTCAACGAGTACCTTGTCAATGTACCTCTTACAGATGCTAATGGTGTAGCACACCCTCATCTGAATGTTCGTTATGCAATTCGAGCCAATAGCACTGTAGATGCAGGTCGTTTTGACATCACTGTCGAGAATAACTGGGCTTATGAACCTAATCCTTCCAACCTAACATACGATGTAGCAGTTTATTTAGATGGTCAGAAGGCTTATGAAAAACTTGGTGTGACGCACTACCACCATTCACGTTGGCATAAGGTGTTTAGCGTAGGTTTGGCAGATAAAGCAAACATCAAGTTTGACCTGCCGTACATGATTAAGACAGGCGCTATTCCTAACTATGATCGTAGTGTTGTTATTACACAAGCTAATATCGATAGTTGGAAGAGCCAATATGCAAAGGCAAACGTAGATATCATGGGGCTTGGTTTGGTTTTCCCATATATGCCTAACGTTGGTGGTCGCCCTGACATTGGAATCCTGCCCGGATGGACAGCAACCTACCTGCTAACTCAAGATAAAGACATGAAGGGTATGGTGTTGAACTCTGGAGATGAAGCTGGCAGTTTTTCTATGCATTATCGTGACAAGAATACGGATCGCCCGTTGCGCCTCATTGATTGGCCATGGGCCGGATGGGGTGGTAACCTTGGAGATTCCAAGAATCCAGCCACAGGTAAGTACGAGCGATTTACAGATTGTGTGAATAGCTGTTCTTCACCTTATACGTTTGAAACTGCTCACGTACCGTCTCTATCCTTTGTTCCTTACATGATTACTGGAGACTATTACTATCTCGAAGAGATGGAATTCTACATGATGGCTTCTGCATATCATATGAATCCTTGGTATCGAGGTACACCTCCGAGTGATGGATTGTTTGTTAATAATCAAATCAGACAGCAAGCTTGGGAACTGCGCGGATATGCTGAAGGTGCTTTCCTGATCCCGGATAATGACACTCTTAAGAGTGAAGCTACTCGTATCCTTTCCAAGAATTTGGAATGGTATAACGCACAATACGCTAACAACCCTGCTGCTAACAAGCTTAGTATTTTCGTTCATAGCTATGCGTTTAACGAAGAAGATAAGCGTATGTATAAAGATTGGCAAGGAGATTTCTTTACAGCAGCCATCGGACGTGCTGTCGAGCTTGGATTCACAGACGCAGTGCCGATGCTGAAATGGAAAGCTAAAGGGCCGGTTGATCGTATGATTGCTCCCGGCTTCTGCTGGATCACTGCAACTCCTTACTACTTCCAAGTAAGGGATGGTGTAACAAGCGACTATCCAATTTATGACTCATGGGCTAAGGTGTATCAACAATCTCAACCTGATAATGTTCGTGCAACAACTTGTGGTAGTGCTGAGATGGCTGTTGCTCTTGGTATGCCAAAAGCAGGTATGATGATTGGTAACGATGCTACTAACAGTGGATACCCTGCAAATATGCAAGCTGCTCTTGCATATGCTGTTAATTCAGGTATTCCGGGAGCTACAGATGCTTGGAACAAGTTCATTTCACGTCCTGTGACAATGCCTTGGTCTTCAGGCCCACAATTCGCTATTGTTCCTCGCTAATATGAGGTAATATAGAGCCACTACATTCTTACGGGTGTAGTGGCTTTTTGTTTATGTAGAGAAGAAATAGTTCTTGACGTAGTAGGTAGAAACTGTAATACTTAACGTAACAATTTTACTTAAAGGAGAAATCATGACATTAGCTTTATTGGTATATCTGGCAGGTGTATTACATGGTGTACAGTTTGTTTTTGTTCTCTGTGGAATTGCTCTTGCTGTTATTTCACTCATGGGTGTATTTGACAACTGTAAGAAGAGTGCTGTCAAGTACGGTACTGCAGCAGCTATTGTATTTTTAATAGCAGCTCTCATCCCTTCGGAGAAGACAATGTATGTTATGGCTGGAGCATACGCGACACAACAGATTGCAGAAAATCCCAACGTACAACGTATTGGTGGTAAGATCGTTACAGTGATCGATAAGAAGCTTGATGAGATTATTGATGAGGGTGTTAGCAAGGTTAAGGAGAGTACGAGATGATTGTAGCTCTCTTATGGACACTCCTTACAGTGAACGCTTCTTCTACATCTAACATCAATATTGTGGGACATTACGTTCAAGAGGCTGAGTGTAAGAAAATTCGCAATGTTGTTCTTAACATGAACTCATCTTTAAAAGCAGAGTGTGTATTAGCTGAAACAGTGGTTGTTAAATAGGAGATTGAAATGACTCTCAAAGAAGCCCTACGTAAAGCTGACGAAGCCGAGAAGGAAATGTATTGTGGACAATGGCCTCAAGCTGTAATAACATTAGCTAAAGAAGTAAAGAAGATACAGAGGAAATTGAATAAGCAGGATGTTCTTTTATATGTATGCAGCCAGTGTGGCCTGACAATTAAGGAGAAGAGTGATGAGTAAATTCAAAGTTAGTGATTGGGTTATTTGCATGAATAACGGTTTTTGCGATTTAATGGACAGGCAATTGTATGAAGTTGAAGACGTTGATATTGATGGGTATGTGAAGCTTATTGGGACAGGTAGCTACTATTTCCCAGAAAGATTTGAGTTATATTCTACTAAGATTCAACCTCCAAGTAGGCCAGCACCACCTATGCCACAAGTGAATCCACCTAAAGCAGAAGAGATTGAGATACCAATTCGTAAGACACCTGAGAAACAACTTCTAGAGATTAAGTACGCAGGCATGACTGTTACGCTTGATCCTGCTAAGCTAGAATCTAAAAAGTTTGCTACTAATATTATTGACGCTATTTACGAACAGGGCGAGTAGTATGAAAATAACTTCCTTTAGGAACGGACTAACAGTACGTGAGCTAAAAGAGCTTATCAAGGATTGGCCTGAAGAAGATGTATATGGCAACCCTTGTGAGGTGTGGATGGCAACAGGTAAGGGTCTTTCTTGCATGGTTGTTGAAGTGACACCATTGAATTATAGAAAGATAGATGGTTTTGTATGGTCGGACATATTGTTTTGTGTAGACGATAGTATTTGGGAGAGTAAATAATGTACGTGTTTCAATTGTGTGATCAATTAAAAGAATCGTTTGAATTGGTACAAGAAGCTTTGTCCAGAATGCAGGAAAGAGGGGAGATTACAGGGTTTGTTCCTAATGATGAATATGCTTTCGTAGAGCTTACAGGGAAAACTAGGGCTGTTATGATTTTGAATGGAGATGGACATGATTGAACAGAAAACTGTCACCATTTCAGTAGACGAATATCGTGAATTGTTAGAAGATCGGGAAAAGTTAATTATTCTTTATATAATCGGAGCAGATTATTGGAATAAATATAATCTTGCAATGGACGGACTTGATAAACATATGGAGCAGATTTGCGGAGAGGGCGATGGATCAGCAAAAGACAATCACTATCACTGAAGATGAGTATTACGATCTAATGCAAGATTGGGTAATTCTTAATGCTCTACGTAATGCTGGAGTGGATAATTGGGAACATTACGATACAGCTATGGAAAATGCTTGTAAGGAGTTGGAAAGGATTGAAGATGACAACGTTTAAGAAGGGTGACAAGGTTGTTTGTGTTGATGCAGAGAATTCTTCTTTGTTATTGAAGAATGGAAATGTTTACACTGTGAAAGCTTTCGTAAGTAAAGAGATTTCAGTTAGTGGCGATGACGAAGTTATCCTTGAAGAGTTCGATAATATAGTGAGCGGGGGAGGATTTTTTACTACACGTTTTAAGCTGGCAGAAGAACAACCATCTAACAACTTCAAAATCACTGTAGAGAAAGCTGGAGATGTTGTACGTATTGAAGTAGAAGGTAAGGTGACAAAAGAGCAGATGAGTCATGTGTTGTCTTTGGTGGAGGTGTTGGGATGAGCAAGATTAATATTGTTCATCTGTATGATGACAACGATTGCGAGCAGTGTGGAGGAAGCTATGCTGAAGGGTTTGAAGTGACAATTGATGGAGAGTCTTTTGGTAATTACATGCCTAAAGCTAGCTGTTGTGACAGCCGATCTTACGGTTTTGAAATTCTGTTAGAGCATTTGCTTAAGCATTTTGGACATGATGTTGAAATGGAGACAATGGTATGATGGTTAAAGTGGAAGGTAAGTGAAAACCATTTGAATATTTTATACACGTGGAGTATAATAACATCTTTATGGAGGTTAATTATGTTAGTTAACGGTAAAGATGTTACGGAAAAGAAGTGTACAAAATGTGGTGAAGTTAAAAGTATTGATAATTTTAGTCCTACTAAGAGGTTTGAAGATGGGAGTATCAAATATGTCAGCAGTTGGTGTAATTGGTGTAAAAACGAGACCCAGTTACATAAAAAGGGAGGAAGAGTAAAACCAATCCCTGTGGTTACAGATGAGGGGAAAGAATGTTTAGAGTGTCATGTTATAAAATCTTTTGACAATTTTTCTCCTGCAGCAAGAGGTAGGATGGGTGTTTCTGCTTATTGTAAACCTTGTATGAGTAGTAAGGCACAACGTAAACCTGAGTACAAGGAGAAGAACAGAGAGAGTATGCGAAGTTACCGCAAACGCCATCAAGCACGTTGGAGAGCTAAACATCGACTACATCAATTCAAACGTAGGCAGAAAATTGAAGCGACAGACGACGGAACGGTAGACGATGTTGTTCTTGATATTATTTACCGTCTTGTGTACTGTTACTGGTGTCAGAAAGAGACTATTCCTGAGGAAAGAACATTGGAGCATATTAAAGAGCTATCCGAAGGCGGAGAACACACTTTAGATAACGTTGCCATGGCTTGCAGGTCATGCAATTCAGCAAGGAAAGGAAGAACAAAGAAATGAAAGAAATTATTGGCAAGGCAGGCATCTCAGCTAAGGTAATTTGTGACAGCATTAGCGAAGCAGGGGTACGGCTGATAACCTATGAGATTACCTATCCACGACTGGTACTGAGTGAGGTCAACACCCATAGGATGCTATCTAAGAACTCTGCGAGTAGCCGTGCTATTCCGTTTGCTAAGATGAAGGAACAGCTTACGGGGAAGCCTGTACGGTTTGGGCAAGCTAATCCGGGTATGCAAGATAAAGGGGAAGATTATGATGGCGTTGTAGCACACCCACGAGATAAGACAATTTTAATGACTCCTCAAGAAGCTTGGGAGAAAGCTAAAGAAGATGCTGTAGGTTGGTCTGAGGCTTATTACAATGCTGGATTTCACAAACAAGTTTTTAATAGATTAAGTGAAACATTCCAGATGATGAAAACTGTACTGACAGGCACAGAGCTTGAGAATTACTTCTGGCTTAGAAATCACGATGCTGCTGATCCGTCAATTTCAGAACTCGCTCGTTGCATGTGGGAAGCTAGAGAAGATAGTAAGCCTAGGTTGTTGAAAGCTGGTGAGTGGCATTTGCCTTATATCACCACTTATCGACATAATGATGAGATTGTCTACTACATTCTTGACGAAAAGAACCACAAAGTAGAATTATTTTTAGAAGACGCCATCAAAGTAAGTTGTGCTCGATCTGCCGCAGTTTCCTTCAGGAACACAGATTACGGTGTAGAGAAATCTCGTGAAGTGTTTGAAAGATTAGTAGGGGATGATCGTAAGCATGGTTCTGCCACAGAACACGTAGCAACGCCCTTAGCGTCAGAATTTGATGGAGAGTTCCCTTATGGGGCAACACATAAAGACAGGAATGGAGACTTCTGGTCCGGGAATTTCATGGGTTGGTTGCAATACAGGCAGACTATAAAAGGACACAACTATGCAAGAAAAGTCATCGATGTTGGATCAGCTTAAAGAGACATTCTACTATGATGAGACAAGTCCAAGCGGGTTAAGGTGGAAAGACGATTGATGCAGAGGGTATGAAGTATGCGGAGATGTACCTAGCAAAATATGATGGTGCTATAGGTACTGCAATTCGTCGTAAATTAGATGGTAAAGATGAGGTGTTGTGGTTCACTGGAGAGGGAAGTATTACGTCTATGAGTATTCAATATTTCTCTGCATACTACACAATTATTCGTCCCTACCAGCCCGGTGAACAACTGATTATTACAAGATAAGGAGCTTAACGTGAATGTTAAAAGGTACGATACAGATGATTCACTACATGGAGCATTTATGACTGAACGTATTGACGGAGATTATGTTTCTTACAATGACTATCTCGATTTGCATGATGAGCTTATTGATACACAACTGGAGCTAAGACGGTTGAGAGAAGTTATCAAGAATGTTTATCTTGAGTATTGTTAAGATATGAAAACATACCAAGAAATACTTGATGAAGTATTCTTGCAAATGCAACAATGTCGTACAACACCGACAAGATTGTACGTGAGCGAGGATATTGAAAATATTATCACGGACTATGCAAGAAAGCACTGTATATATCCATCATACTTAGCAGAATATTGTGTGGTTCAGAAGGTGTACGGATTAACTATGTATGTAGTTAAAGATGAAACTAATCATGTAAAGGTTTGCTAACATGGAACAACTAAAAGGATTATATTTCTTCTTGATGTCTGAGGGAGAATATTCAGATTATGGTGTTAATGCTTTGTACGTATCTGATAAACCAATCACAGAGGAAGATTGGCATAACTTCTGCACAGCAGAGTCTGAGTTTAGAGAGAAGGTAGGAAAGCAGACTGTTACGGCAGCCTACTCTCCTTATGTACCGAGAATGGCAAAAGAAACGAGGTTCTTACGAAGAAATGTTTGCTAAGGCTTACAATTTGACGAAAGTGGATTATCAAGAGTTGTGGTTTAATTATTGAGGAGAGTAATGGACAACAAGTGGGGTATTGATCTATCTTACGAACATAAAACTCCATGCCCTCGATGCCGTAAGAATGGTAGAGACACTTCAGGCAACAATCTACACGTGTACGGTGAGAACAATGGTGCATATTGCTGGTCATGTGAATTCACCATACCAAGCAGGGTGCATCGTGAAGCTATGGGGTGGGATGATAACGAAGAAGAGGAAGAAGTGAGCACACGAGAAAAGATTACACCAGAAGAAAATACAAAGATTAAATCTTACACAGGGAACGATTGTAAAGGATGGAGGGGAATCAAGAAGGAGACTAACGCATTCTTCGGGGTACGTTATGAGTACGATGAGGAGACTGGTGAACCTGTTAAGATGTTTGTACCTACTACAATCAACTACGAGTTGGTAGGATACAAGACACGGACATTTCCTAAAGACTTTACCAATCCTATTGGTATTGTAGGTAAGGACTGTGATTTAGTAGGAGAGTTTCGTTTCAAAGACCACACACGCACTTGTCTTATCGTCGGAGGTGAGACGAAGGTATTGTGTGCTTACCAGATGCTCAACGATGATCGTCTTAATCGTGGTAAAGAGGATTTTGAGTCTGTAGCAGTAGTAAGTCCTACAGTCGGTGAGAATGGTTGTGCAAAGCAGATTCAAGCACGCTATTCGTACTTTGATCGCTTCCAGAAAATCATCATTTGTATGGATGACGACCCCACCGGACAAGAGGCAAACAAAAAGATAGCTAAAGTATTACCAAAAGGTAAGGTTTATATTATGAAGATGCGGTATAAGGATGCTGACATCTACATTGAGAAAAACGATGAAAAAAGTTTTATCAAGGACTTCTGGAACGCAAAACCTTATACCCCGGATGGTATTGTTGCTAGTTCGGAGTTAAGTAGTAAGATTCGAGAGGCTGCTTTGATGCCTAAGATTCCGCTACCACCTTTCATGCATAAGTTGCAAAAGATGATGGCAGGGGGTATACCTCTAAAAGTCATCATTAACCTAGCAAGTGCGAGTGGAACAGGTAAGTCTACTATCGTTGACGAATGCCTTTACTATTGGATTTTTAACTCTCCTTACCGTATAGGTGTGGTAACTCTTGAGTCAGATTGTGGGCAATGGGGTACAAAGATTCTTAGTAGGCATGTACAACGTAAAATCGATCTTATCGAGGATACTGAAGAGAAGATGACCTTTCTTGACAGTCCAGAGGTTCTTGAAAAGGAACGTGAGTTGTTCTTCAAAGAAGATGGTACACCTAGATTCCATCTTATCGAAGAGCGAGACGGCGGAATTGAATCGCTAAAGGAGTTAGTAAACAATCTTATTATTGCATGTGATTGTCAAGTAATCATTCTTGATCCTTTGCAAGATATCTTAGATGGTATAAGTAACGAGGAACAGTCTGTGTTTATGCGTTGGATGAAGGGGATGGTTAAAAGCCATGATGTAACCTTTATCAACGTTAACCATGTACGTAAGAGCAGTGGAAATCAAAAGGCTAATTCTACAGGTGCTGAGATGCATGAAGAAGATATCATGGGGTCTGGGTCGATTCTGAAAAGTGGAGCTTGTAATCTCCTCTTCACCCGTAATAAAGAGGCTGAAGACGAATTTGAGAAGAATACTACCAAGATGAAGGCTAGTAAGATTCGTTGGACAGGCCGGACAGGTGTAGCTGGAGAATACTATTACCACAATGATACGCATACACTGTGGGATAAGGATGATTACTTGATGACACACCCTCAAGAATTCTAACAACATTACTTACGGTAAGTAGTCCTACTACCTATTTGCTAGAACTTGACATATTAGTGATTCGTGGTATATTATAGTCTTTAGATAGATAAATAGTATGCCTACTTACATAAAAGAAGTACCAACAAAGGAGTGGTTGTTAGAACGTTTCTATGTTGAAGGTGGTTTCGTTTACTGGAAGCATAAGACGATTAGTAGAGGTCGGAAGAGTGAGAGGGGAGGTAAGCGTGTCAATACCTATATCGACGAATGTGGTTATTATAGAATTGGCATTGAACGTAAGACCTACCCTCTTAGTAGGATTATCTACCAAATGTATTACGGGGATTTAACACCAGAATATGAAGTAGATCATATAGACAGAGATAAGTTAAACAACCACATTACCAACTTACGTAAAGTGTTGCAGGAGGTTAATAAGAGGAATAAGACTAAGCAAAAGAACGCAGGCTCTGATAACACAGGAGTTTGTCTTAACCGTAAGCACCATCCTGCACCACACCAAGATAAGTACTCTGACTACTACGTAGCAAGATGGTATGATGCAGATGGTGTACTACGAGGTAAGCACTTTAGAATTGATAAACTTGGTGCTGAAGAAGCATATCGACAAGCTGTTGAATATCGAGCTAAAATGATCGAGCAATTGAATCAACAAGGTCTGAACTATTCAGATACACACGGAACTTAAAGGAGAACCAAAATGGCAACTAAAAAGCCTAGCGTAGCAACACAACTTAAAGCAGCGAAGAATGAAATTGCATTTCTCGCTAATGAGCTTGCAGCAGTAAAGAAAGCTAAAGAGAGTGCTGAATCAAACAAAGATTATTATTACAAGGAAAAGACCTCTCTTCAGAAAGAGTTATCAGATATTCACGATCTTATCGATGTGCTAGAAGGTGCAATTCCTAAGCGTAAGGATGGAGAATATACAGACACTCCTGTAATGCTTCGATTGGCTTCTTGGTTGGCAAATAGGAAATAGGAAACTAAATGACCTACAGCCTAAGTAGTGAAATCTCGCAAGATCATCCTAAACAAGAACTCTGGAAGCAACAACGTGAAGAACGAGGATTCGATGACACAGAGCTTTGGAACTTAGATAGTACAATTGCTCAATTCATTCTCCCTCGATTGAAGAGGTTTAAGGAGATGACAGACAAGTACCCCAACCCTGACTTCAGCAGTATGGAGGAATGGAATGAAGCTCTTGACAAAATGATTGGTGCGTTTCATTTCATGGTGGAAGAGAAGTATGGCTGTTTTGATGGGCCAATGTTTGAAGATGCTGAAGAGGGGTTGAGATTGTTTGCTCAGTATTTTGGTAATTTGTGGCTGTGAATAAGGAGACTATATGAAGCTAATGAAATTTAAAGTGAAGAACCCAGAGCATTCTGCGGAGATTCAGAATGCATTGTTTAAGGCTGGATATGATTGGGCATGGCAAGCAAACAAGGGTGAGGTTATGTTTACCGAGTCTCCTTGGTTGTTTGCAGGTATAGGTGCAAAATACGATGAAGATGGTAATCCACGACAAAACGCAATAACTAGGGCTGACACAGATGATTGTTATGAATATGAGGATCATGTAGAAATGTTTGTTGTGGATGGAGAGATTATGAGTAGAGAGCCTAAGTTTAAGGTTGGAGATAGGGTTGTTTGTGTTGACGATGATGATGGTTTTAATAACTACGTAAGACTAGATGAAACTTACACTGTTACTAAAGTGGAAGTTGACGACTATGAAACGTATGTTTATCTTGACGGAGTTGGTGATCAGGCATATGACGGATTTGTTGAATCTCGATTCGAGCTGGCTAAGAACGATCCAACCATAGGGCGTAGAATCACTGTAGATGAGATGCTAGATAACATTGCTAAGTCTACTCCGGGAGCTACACAAACTATTACTACGTTGGTTGATGAGTATATTGAGGAAAACAAAGAACCTATTGGCTTACGTCCTAAGAGTGTTGTAGACAAAGAGCGTATCTTGGAGATTTTGCTAGCTATGGGGAGATTTGTAGATGCTGGTAAGGAAGTTCCTTATAAGTGGCGAGATGAGTTGGAAGATTTGTTTATAGAGGAAAATTATGTTACCAAATAAATTTGTTGTGTCTTGGAATGGAGGAGAAGAGTACAGCTCACTGGTGAGCAAGTTGTACAACCTTGGATACAAGTGGCAGGGTTCAAATGATGATGTAGCAATGGCCTGTCAAGAAGGTGTGATATATGCTTACGAGGATAAAGTTCTAAACTACACCAGTTTAGACTACTATCTAAGGTATAAGAAGTGGCATGAAGACTTCGTTTTCCTTGAATCATTACCAGACATAAGCAATAAAGAAGATAATATGATTAAATCTAAAGAACTTGATCCAAACGGTATTAATCCTAACAAACCCGGAGCAAAGCTAGATGCTGGTAAAGCTCCTGTACGTCGAGGATTGCTAGAGTATTTCCCTCGTGCTTGTATGGCTGTAGCTCAAGTGAGTGCTTCAGGAGCTAAGAAGTACACATGGAATGGTTGGGAGTCTGTAGAGAATGGTATTGATCGCTACGGAGATGCTGAAGTAAGGCATATTTGTAAAGCTGTTATTGAAGGGCCAGTGGATAATGACTTTGGACATTTGCATGCTATGCACGAGGCTTGGGGAGCTTTAGCAAGGCTTGAGCTTATTCTACGTAAGATGGAGGAAGAAGGTCATGCTAATCTTTACTAAAATCCTACTCTCCATATTCCTACTATCAGGATTTGGAGCAATCTTTTCAGACATAGTTAAGCACGAGAAAGCTACTACTTTCTTCATAATTACTTACATCCTATCTGCTATGTGTCTAGCAGGAGAGGTTATATATTTTATGTGGAAGGCTTGATATGAAAGAATTAGTAGGAAAAGTTGTTACTGGTATCTTTGTAAACGAGGATGAAAGTTTTCTTAAATTCGCTACAACAGAAGGGGATATCCTTTATCACGCTGAAGGCGATTGTTGCAGTGAAACTTGGTTTGCTGACATCATTTTTAGCTATCACGGAGTTTTTGATTCGTCAGGCGTATCAATACTTGTTTCAGAAGTAGAGGTACTTGATATACCAGAGTGGATGAATGGTTTAGCTACAAAAGATGGGCGATGCAGACAAGAATACGATCAGGTGTACGGCTACAAACTGAAGTTTAAGAGGCGAACGTATTACGGAAACGCTGACGAAGATATTGTAATTGTATATCGCAACTCTAGTAATGGATATTATGGCGGAGATTGTGAGTTTATCAAAGACGAGAATCGACACTACTTTAAAGAACAATTAGATAGTGCAACTTGGACACAAATTACAGATGATTGGAGGGCTTAAATGATCTTTACATTTGGCTTTATTACGATGGTAGCATCGTTCTTTATCTGGTACGGCATTGGCATGCCTGTAAACACTAAAGTTGCTAAGTTTCTACAGTTTACAGGGGATGTTGGAGTGTTGATGATGGTGATGTCTGTTTGTATGGCTATTTGGAAGTATATGCCGTAAGGATGTAATAAGCTTGCGTAATAGTGCTCTTATGTGGCATTATTACGCTTTTTAGTAAAGGGGGAGAAGTGAATAAACGAAGACTGTATTGGGATATTGAGGCAACTAATCTATTGAATTCTGACTCGGTAGACTATACAGCCTCGCCATACAAGCTTAAAGATGACTTCAAAGTACATTGCGTAGGACTGATTGATGTTGACACAGAGGAACAGTTTCAATTCCTACAAGAAGATGTCAAGCTTGTTAGAGAGTTTATCTTAGATGAAGCCTGTGAATTGATTGCCCATAATAGCATTAGTTATGACCACATGGTAATGATGGCTGCTTACGGGATGGATTTTGATATCGGAGGGAATGAAGCTGGTAAGGTAGATACTGATAAGTTCTATGACAAGCAGGTAGATTTGTTGTGCGGTAAGCCTTTTACCATAACAGATACTCTTACGATGTCAAAAACTTTGAATCCAGACAGAGCACAACACAGTATTGATTACTTCGGCAGGATGCTTGGTCTTGAGAAAATTGATTGGAGGGCTAAGGCTGTAGAGCTTGGTCTGATTCAACCGAACGACCCAAAGGGAGCAGAGTTTAGAACATTCCATCCTGAGATGGTTACGTACATGATGCGTGACTGTGAAGTTGGTATTAAGGTGTGGAAATTCCTACTGAAAGAATGGGGTGATTGGAATTGGAAGAGTGCTTACGAGCTTGAGAAGCAAGTGGTGCATGTTATCACACGGCAAGAGCATAGAGGTTTTTGGTTCGATGAATCTAAAGCTGTAGAATGTGTTAAAGACCTTGATACCAAAATGTCAGAGTTGAAGGAAGTTGTAGAGCCTTTAATTCCACCTAAGCCACTTACCAAAACTGCAGCTAAGGAATACATTCCACCGAAGATTCAGTTTAAGAAGGATGGTACTCCTAGTGCCAATATCCAGAAATGGGTTAGAGATAAGCACAATGGCAGTTTGTGGGAAGAGTCGGGAAGTTGGTGGGCTGTCCTGTATGATAAGACGTACAAACTGCCAATTCCAGCAGAGCCTATCATCTCTACGATGCCTGCAACCATTCGAGACACAACACACATCAAAGGGTGGCTTGTAGAGCTAGGTTGGCAGCCTAGCAACTATAAAGAGCGTGATCTTACGGTAGATAGTAAGAAGAAGAAACTGACAGAGGAAGCTTACTACGCAGCTTGTGAGCGATATATTGAACAGACTTTGAGCAGTCCGTTCAAGCGGGATAGGCTAGAACATCTGGAAGTAGCTTCTGAGGCTGGCTTAAGGAAGAAATTACTTAAGCACGACCACATGAAGCGACCTATGAAGGTGCTGACAAACCCTACATTAACAGTTGGCGTGGAGAAAGAAATTGATCCTAAACTCCTAGAGATGTCTGACAAGTTTGCACACGCTAAGGATGTTTCTGATTATCTTACGTATAGCCACAGACGTAATAGCATTCTTGGCGGTGGATTTGATCCCGATGATTTAGATGACGAGGACGAGTACGCAACCAAGGGATGGCTGAGTGTAGAGCGTATTAAGCAAGATGGGCGAATCCCTACACCTGCAGATACGTGTGGAGCAGGTACAAGTCGATTTAAGCATCGCTTAGTAGCTAATATCCCTCGTGTTACTTCTATTTACGGAGAACAGCTAAGAGAGTTGTTCGGGGTTGACGTGGAAGCTGGATTTTTCCAGATGGGTTATGACTTCACCTCTCTAGAGGCAATGATCGAATCTCACTATTGCTGGAGATATGACAACGAAGATAAGGCTTACTGCTTATCTCTTACACAAGAGAAGCCTAATGATGTTCATACGAGAACTGCCTCTAAGATTTCTGAAGTCTTGGGCAGAGTGTTTGGACGATCTCCTGCGAAGACAGTTAAATATTGTTGTGCATATGGAGGGCAACCTAAGCGCGTAGCTAAGACGATTGGTTGTGATTTGCAAGATGGACAACTTATATTCAATGCTTATTGGGAAGCTGCTTTCCCTCTTGCAAGTCTGGTTGAGAAGTTAAAGCATTATTGGGAAACTGTAGGAGGTAAGAAGTTTATCCTTGGGCTAGATGGTAGGAAATTACCTACACGTTCGGCTTCAGCTTTAGTGAATACGCTTTTTCAGTCAGCAGGCGTAATTTGTGCTAAGAGAGCTATGGTGATTCATGATCGTAAGTTGAAAGCTGAAGGATTATCTGTAGACTTTTGGAAAGACGATTGGAAGAATGAGAAGTTTGTGCAACAACTCATAGCGTATCACGATGAGGCTCAAATGGAGATGCACAAGAGTCTTATCAGGTGGAAGTTATTTCATACTGAGGAAGAGGCTAAGGCTTTTAAAGCTGTAAATCCTGCTTGGTCTGAAATAGGACATTCTGGTAAGGGGTATTACGTAGGCTGGTGTAGAGCAGGCGAGCTAGTGAAGGAGGCTGTACGCGAAGCCAGTCAATACTACAAATTGAATGTAACGTTATCTGCTGACTACATCTTAGGACGTAATTGGGCGGAGTGTCATTAACAGTGAGGTGAAGTATGAGCAGGTCTTATTCGTTTGATTCTGTGCAAGTTGTTGATTGTGACATCGTTGGAAGTGTGGTGCAATGCTTACTGAGAGATATGAAAGTAAATTTCTTCTGTTTCTCAGGTTTCCCGTCAATTGGTATAGATTATGACGAGGATGGTGAAATTTTTATAATTACGCTCAGTCGTAGTAGCGTTATTAAATCTTCGTTTTGCTTGACAAAAGAGCAAGCTATAAACACGAGTAAGAGATTTAGAGCGGGGGAGTTGGATCATGATAAATCAATTTTTAAAATAGTACAGAGAGCCATCTCTGAAATTGACAGTTTCGATTAAAACCGCTTATGAACATCTCCTACGATCCAAACGAAGCCCATCTATACCACGTTAAACATCTTATCGAAGAGTGGGAAGATGGCTTAATTACTAAAGAGCAATACCAATATAGATTGAAAGAGTTGGTAGCAATATTAAATTTTGAATTGGAAGCATTGGAGGAATGATATGAAAGGTGCAAGGAGCAGTAGAGGTGATGCATTTCTTGCTGAACTTCGCAGGCTAAGGGAAGAGAATAAGCGTTTAACTCTGAAGATAAAGCAGTTACGAGAAGTTGTAACAGAAGCTGCTTGGGAATGGCAAAGCTGTGTAGAAGTTGATTTCGCACCTATGAGTTGTGAGGCACATATTGGTAGAGCATTCGATGAATTCATGGTAAAGGAGAACTGATGGGCAAACAACAATATGCTTTAATGAAATATGATCCAGCAGACGGTACAGAAAAACCATACCCATCACACGCGCAACAGTGGCGCGAGTATCACGGGCAATCAACTGCGTGGCTCTTTAATCCGTGGACTGGTACAAGGAGAGGAGCCACTGTAGTTGGCAGTGATACATTTGGGCATCTTATTATTCCTCCAGGCGAACCTGTGTATGCATATGAAAAGAGTTAAAGCCACAATCGAACAGATAGAGAAGACAAGCCGTACACAAGGCGCTAAAGAGCAGATGTACAAAGAGATGGCTGTAGCTTGCATACGACATCTTATTGCTAGAGAGGAAAACATCTTAATCTCTTTTCCATACTTCGTAAAATTTAAAGCTGGAGGGTTTCCTCCAAAACAATTGGTAAAGAAGACTCCTACAAGCAACATTTACAAAATAAAAGTGAAGAGGTTGCTTGACTGGTTATTTGAACGAGGTTATTCTAAGTACAGCAGTGAAGACGTTCTCGAAGCTACGAAGGAGTTTGCTAAGAACCTTACGATGCTGGAGAATGAGATTGACAATATGTTTGACGGAGGGATCGATTGAGTGACATATCTAAATGCTTTGGTACATTGTGCGATCTTAAGAAAAGTTGTTATCGCTATACAGCAGACGACCACCCTTACAGACAGTCGTATTTTGCAATTGTTCCTTTCAACGTAGAAACACAAGAGTGTGAGTATTTTTGGGATAACAAGGAGTATGAAAGTGGGAAGACCTCTCGGAAGTAAGAACAAGCCAAATCAAATCAAAGCAACACCAAATGAAGCATTTAAAGCTAAAGAGCCTGTTAAAGCTGCTCCACAAACAGGAACATTTCGTGTTGGCAGGATGATCGGTAATGAGTGGGGAATTTATGCATATAGTAGATTTGGTAGTCCTCCTGTCTGTGTTTTTATATCAGATTCTGAGAGCAAGGTTTGTTCTGTTGCAGAAATACTGAATAAAGCTGTAGAAGGTAGTTTGTGATCTATTATGTGGTACTATACAATCACACTACTTACTTACGAGATGATGTTAATTTATTGGAATGAGTTACTAAAAGGAGAGACAAAATGAATAGTATGCAACATGAATTTAACGCTGTATGTGAGCACTTGATTAAGCAAGGTAAGCCAGCAATGGGTGAAGAAGGTTGTATGTACAGAGCTGAAGATGGTGCTATGTGCGCAGTAGGCTGTAGAATTCCAGATTCATTGTACAAACCGGAGATGGAAGGAATGATGCTGGAGTCTTTGGTTGCACAGTTTTCAGTGTTTCTACCGCCAGAGATTGTTGAATATTATGACATGTTTAAAGATATGCAACGAGCACATGACAATATGAGCGTACTCGATTCAGATGAGATGATCCCTTTCTTGAAGAGGCAACTCCGTAAGGTAGCACACGACTATGCCCTTGAAATCCCTTCCTGCATTTCTGAATAGTTGAACAAAGGAATGAATATGTTTACAATTATCACTTGTGCAATAATCTGGTTTGCCTGTGGATTCATTGCAGCAGGGTATGAATTTGCTTATTGGCAACGTAGATACCCGATGTTGTCTCGCTACACAACCAAGACAGATGCTAGTCATGCTTGGATAGATGTCATATTAGGGTGTGCAGCGTTGTTTGTCGTTGTTGCCAGAGGGCACAACAATCATGGCTGGAAGCTTTGGTTCGGAAAAGGATTGTATGAATATTAGCAACATTGTGGATAAAATTCTCTTGCCCATCTCTGTTTTGATGGTTGTAGGGTCAGTGATTATTTTCAATAACGCAGAAGCCAGAAGCTCTAAACCTGTAAGACAATTTGTATCTGTTCACGCATGTCCAGTTACGGGGAAGTTTGAAAGGCATTGTCCTGGCTATGTTGTAGACCACATTGTCCCTCTGTGTGCTGGAGGACCAGATAAGCCAGATAACATGCAATGGCAGGAAGTGAAAGAGTCTTATAAGAAGGATGCTGAGGAAAGGAAGCTTTGTAAGAGGCTTAAGAAGGAGGGGAAGGTGTGAAAGTACTATTTCTTGACTTGGATGGGGTTGTCAACTCTCGTCGTACAGCCGTAGCGTGTGATGGCTATCCTTACGACTTCAGTAAGAAAGAAATGGAAAGGTTTGATCCAATTGCTTTAAAGCTGATACGTAAGTTGTGTGAAGAGACAGGATGTTCTGTTGTACTCTCTTCTGATTGGAGATATTCTTGCACAGTGCACGAGGTTGCTAACGGGCTTGATCTACCAGTTATAGATTTCACACCAGTAAAAGGGTTGCATAAGAAAAGAGGTGAGGAAATTGCAGCATGGATGTTCGATCACCCTGAAGTAACGCAATATGCTATCGTAGATGATAACAACTGGATGCTGTCAGAACAACAAGATAACTTCGTACAAACGAATGAAGAGATTGGTCTTACGTTGCGAGATTATCTAGATTTGAAAGCTATTCTTATGAGCGAGGAATGATGAACTCAATGCAACATGAATTTAATGAAGTATGTAAGCACCTCATAAAACAAGGTAAGAGGGCATCTAAGTATGAAAGGTATGGCGGATGTAAGTATAGGACAGAAGATGGACTTAGTTGTGCAGTAGGATGTCGCATTCCTGATTATATGTATGATCCTGAATTTGAAGATAGAAATGTCGGCGAATTGATCTCTCGTTACAAAGAGATGATACCTTCTGAATTGATTGAATATGAACACATGTTTTCTGCTCTACAATACGTACACGATGATCCAAAAAGTTGGATTACTACAAAAATTTTGAAATTACGACTACGTGAAGTAGCTAAGTCTTTTGACTTAGAAATTCCAGACATTATCAAGGAGGATAGCAATGAGCAAGAAAGTTGTACACTATAGTAGACTGGTATTTTGCCAAGTAGGATGGGGAGCACGAGTTGTTCCTGTAGATCATACAAACCATGAGCTAGGCCAGCATGCTACTAATGGGGAGTTGAATACTACATCTACTGTACTATTTTATGATCCATCTACAGGAGAATTTGAAACTAAGAATAGTATTTATAAACCTCTTATCTAGTGTTTTTATTGTAATAGTAGTTGACAAATAGCAGCAAAATCTGTATCATTGCGATTGCACATGAACGTGTTCAAATAAACTAAATTTAAAGGAAATACAAATGGCTTTCAAACCAAAGCAAAAGAATACCACTACAACTAGCACCTTCGAACCTCGTAACTTCCCTGTACCGAAGGGTGGAGCACGTAAGGCTCGTGTCTCTCTGATTGTTGATCTTGGTACACAAATTCGTGAACCTTATGAGGATCAAGATGGTAAGCGAGTTGAGCCTAAGCCATGTCAACAAGTCGCTGTCTTTGCTGATCTGGTAGCAGATACAGTAGACTATGGTGGTGAGATTGGTAAGCAACACTATCGTCTTATGCTGAATAAGTCGTTTGCTGGTGTTGTGCAAGGAATCAACTTCGCTTTTGTTCCCCCGAAGGATGCTAAAGGTAATTTGCTGGAAGGAAAGCCTTGGACTCTTCACCCTGCTAATCTTCTTACAAAGCTTGCTAAGGCAGTGGGAAAGCCTGAAGTAGCTACGACAGGCGATATTGAGCAATTGCTTGGTGAAGCCTTCATTGCTGAAGTTGAGGTGAATGAGTCAGAAGATAAGAATGGCAAGAAGGATAACGATGGTAATATCATTGTCTACAGGAATGTAAACTACAAAGGAGCTTCTAAGGTTCCTATGGTGGAAACTGGAGAGGAAGATGAGGATGGTAATCCGATTGAAGCTCCAACACCTGTAGCAGAACTCAAACAACCTGCTCGCTGTGTTACGTTTGAGAATGCGACAGTGGAAGACATCAAGTTTATCCGTCCTAACTTGATTAAGATTATCAAGCAAGCTACCGACTATGCTGGTAGCCAGATGCAGAAAGCTATCGAAGCTTTTGAAGCACAGCAAGCTAGCAAGAAACAGGAGACAGAAGAGAAGGAAGAAGAACCTAAAAAGCCAGCAGCTAAGAAGCCTGCAAAAGCTGCTTCTCCGGTGGAAGATGATGAGGATGAAAATATTCCGTTCTAGTATGTAACTAACAGCCCTTACTCTTTATAGGGTAGGGGTTTTTTTTGCTTATGGAGGAAGTAAATGACACGAACAATTAAAGTATTCCCTGATTATTGCAGCACAGGGCTGTGGGAGAATCAAATAAGTGTTGATGTAGAGCAATTTGATTGGTTGCCTTTCTCTGCAACTATGGCTCTTCGGTATTGGCATCGTGCATGGGAGATGCTGTACGACTACGAATCTTGTAAGTGGATGGGGTCTACTTCATACTATAAAGAGTGGTACGAAGACGGTAAAGAGCTTGTGAATATTATGAATGAGTATTGTCACTACCATGGTATTGAGTTTACCTATGCGGCTGAGACGCCTGAAGAATTGTTCGGAGGGTAGATGACTAGATTATGTTTTGATATAGATTTTATCCTCTTTGCAGCAGCCTCTGTGGCAGAACAAAACTACATTGTTGCTACTCACATTCCTACTGGTGAAAAGATGGAATTCGAGAACCGTACAGCACTATGGGGAGATTGGCGTAAGAAGAATGGTGGATGGCTTGGGCAACAAAATAAAGAAGCTGGAGAAACAATCTATCTAGCAGAAGAGTTTGTTGTAGAAGAGTGTAAACGCCCTAGAATGCTTACGTTTGACGGTAAGGTAGTAAGCCCTCTCAATGGAGCAAAACGTTTAGTAGACCAGAAGATTGAAGAAATCTGTAAGAAGCTTGGTACGAATACGTATTACGGATACACTGGAAGAGGGGAAGTATTTAGGCATGACGTAGCTACTTTACAGCCTTATAAGGGCCAGCGCAGTGAAGTTAAACCTCTTATCCTAGAAGAGTTAAAAGATTATGTAATCGAGAAACATAACATCCAGCTTGTTACAGGTATTGAAGCCGATGATGCCGTTAACATGGATACTCACCAAGCTTACGAACGTTGGAAGAAGTCTAAAAGTGACGATGATAAGCTTGTGGCTGTGGCAATAGATAAGGACAATAAACAGACGCAAGGCTTCCACTACAACCCTGACAAGGACAGTGCTGTACGTGAAATTAATGGTTTCGGTAAGCTGTGGTTGGACAAGAAAGGGGAAGTGGATGGTGAGGGGAGATGTTGGCTTTACTACCAAATATGCTCTAAAGATCAAGCAGACAACTATGCCGCTAACTGCATGTCTGAGGTGAAATGGGGAGAAAAGTCAGCCTACGAGGCATTGAAAGACTGTAAGAACGATAGAGAAGCTTGGGAAGCAATTGTTAGAGTATTCAAGAGGCTTTATCCTGAACCTAAGACAATTAAGAACTTCAGAGGGGATGTTATAACTATTGACTATCTTCATGTTATGCAAGAAATGGCTACATTAGCTATGATGCTTAGGTATGCTAATGGAGATAAGATCGACGTAAAAGCTGTACTAACTAAATTAGGAATTGAACATGACTAAGGCAGACTTAATCTTAGCTATCCTTGTGGCTACGCAAGAGAGGACAATATTAGTTCCGAGTAGTGGCTGGTATTCGACGAAAGATTACTACGAAGATACCCTGTATTACATTGACCCACAAACACTAATTCAACAGCTAGAGAGGATTGGACAAAATGACTAAGAGAAAGATTACAAAACGTATAGAGTCGTTTATTGACATTAATGGTTGTTCGATTGAGCAGGTTATCCATTTACTTACGGTTTTTAAGAATCATCATGGTGAAAATGCTATCTTTCTTTACGATTATTGTGACGATGGTTATGACATTCATCTTGTGACAGAACGAGAAGAAACGGATGAAGAATACAAAACTCGCACAGACAAGGAGAAGGAACAGAGACAAAAGACAATTGAATACCACCAGAGGCAACTTGAAATGTTGAAGACACAGAATGGCTAAATACAAAATGCTAATGGAGGGTGAGGATGGTAAAGAATATCGCATCTTCGTTGACTACGATGATGAAATTGCTCTAATTATGACTGTGGATGAAAAAGGCTACACAATAACTTGGGAAGGGCACCCTGATAAGTTTCAAGAGGCTTTGAATGAACTCCAAGGGAAATGAACTCAAATGTTACACGGGTGGAAGAGGAGGGGGTAAGTCGATAGCTAAGGATATTGCAAGAGCTAAAGCTTATCTCGACAGCACTCGTGAGGAGTTTCGTAAGAATGTAGAAGCTGCTAAGAAGCATATTGTAGAGGAAGGAGGGGCTTTGTGTGGGCCTGTGGCTTCTAAAGAACCTTGGTTAGTACCCGGAGTACCTTGGGCCTCTGAAGCCGCCTTCTGGGGATGGGTACGAGGTGTGCTACGTAAAGGTTGGAGTCGTCACCCTGTCAAAACTGAATATATTAAGAATAACCGTAAGAAGATTAAGAACCCTAAACCAAGTAAACGCTTTCCAGAGGTATGGGGAATGACTTGTGCAATCTGTGAGAAAGATACTGTACAATCTGAAATAGAGATTGACCATATATCAGACACAGGAGGTACGTTTAGAGGCTTAGAAGATGTAAGAAACTATGTAGCTTACTTATACTTGATTGACTTCGACAGTCTTCGTTGCTTGTGTAAGACATGTCACAAAATCGTCAATTACGCGCAAGCTGAAGGTTTATCTTTCGACGAAGCTAAAGCTGTTAAGGAAGCGTTGGAGTTCCTTAAGAAAGATAAGAAGATAGTGATTGACTATCTTGCTAAAATGAATTACAATGGTAGCTCTGTAAGTAATGCAGATAAGCGTAGGGAGCTTGTGATTGAGTTATTTAAGAAAGGAGAAAGACCGTGAAAGAAGAACTTAATAAGCTAGAAGGACAACTGAGGGAGATGGAATGAAGAATATTGATTGGCACAGTGACGCGATTCGATTGGCAGAGACAGGTGTACTCTCTTGGCGTGGAATAGCTAAAGCACTAAATGTACCTAAGAGTTCTGTTTCTGACCTACTCCGTAACTATTACAAGTGGAAGAAGGAAGAGTGTGTTGCAGAATCAGTTAAAGAGGATACTATCTTCAGCATCGAAACTTCTAAAGATGTGGAAGGACCAGTACACCTGTTCATTCCTGATTCACAAGTCAAGCCGGGAGTTGATCTTTCTTATCTTGACTGGATTGGTCAATATATTGTACGTAAGAAGCCTGATGTGATTGTTCATGCTGGAGACTTCGGGGACATGTCTTCTTTGAGCAGCTATGATAAAGGCAAGCGCACTGCTGAAGGTAAGCGAGTTAACGAAGATATTGCCGTAGCTATCGAAGGTATGAAACGATTGTTAAAGCCTTTGTACGAACTACAACAACAGGAACTCAAGCAGCTTGGTAAGATTTTATACAAACCTCGTCTAGTTATTACTTTAGGAAATCATGAGTATCGTATAGACAGGTATGTAGATGCTAATCCTGAGTTACATGGATTTCTTAGTACAGGCGATTTGAAATTTGCTGAGATGGGATGGGAAGTCTACCCCTTTCTCACTCCTGTCGTGATTAACAAGATTTCTTACTGTCACTATTACCCTAATGTGATGACAGGGAAGCCTTTGTCTGGAACAGCAGCAAACATGCTTAAAACTCTTGGTACGAGTTTTACCATGGGCCACCGTCAAACTCTAGACATAGCTACACGTTTCTTACAGACTACGGGCGAGCAGCAGTGGGGAATTATCGCAGGCTCTTGCTATCTTCATCCAGAGGAATATAAAGGCGTCCAAGGCGACCATTCATGGAAAGGAGTTATTGTAAAGCACAACGTTAAGAATGGTTCTTACGATCCTTTGTTCGTAAGCCTGGATTGGCTGAAGGAGGAATACGGATCATGATCCAGAACAAACTCCTGATAGGAAATAACCATCACTCGACACTCTCTGTAACAATTACAGAAACAGAAGATGAGTTTATATTCGATTGGTATGATTGCTTTGATGATCTATATCATGAAAAACTCAAGAAAGGGATGTATCTGTCAGAAGCTTATGATGGAGTAGCTAGAATGAATTGTTTTGAGGGAGTGCTCGAAGACTTGAAAAAGAGATTCGCTTACGTATGGGTACTGCAATGAACCAATTCACCCTACTAATAGGCCACAGAGAAGATTCGATGCCCTTCCTAATAACAGAGACAGATAGCTTATTTAACATAGCTTGGCAAATAAATGGGTTGTGGTTTAGCATAGAAGAAGAGAAGAATGATTCTCTACGTAACAAGCAAGATTTGATAGCAGCTTTAAAGAGGAAATATAACAACGTGGAGGAAGTGTGATGTTCCTACAAAAAGACATTGGTGAAGGATTCCCTGTAAGCCTGATTCTTATCCCTACTGGAGAGATTGCTTTCGCACCTAAGTTCTCCTTTAAAGGGATGTTTGATTACAGTACAGAAGGTGTGGAAGTGTTCTTTGATGAAGCTGGTATAGTGATTAATGGAAATGATTATGGCTACCACACACCACTAGCTTACAAAGAGTTCCCGGATTTGCTTAAGTGGTTGCAAGAGTTGAAGATGACGTTTTAAAGGAAATGAGATGACTATTACTAAAGATACAATTGGTACTTCTTACGAAGAGATTAAGAAGTTTAATGACATCTCTTCTAACTTGGAAGGAAACCTTGTAGAGAAAGTAGACAATCAGCTTGGTTTTATCTTCGAGGAACTGTCAGAGACTATCGAAGCATTTGAGAATAAGGATGCTGTAGGACTTCTTGATGGTGCTGTAGATGCATGGGTAACTGTCGGAGGATTGTTGCAGAAGCTTGAAGCCGCAGGGTTCGATGTAGCTTCAGCTATTCGGAGAGTGGATGAGAATAATCTCAGTAAGTTCGTGCCTACAGAGAACTTTAAGGCTCTTGTTATTCCAAAGGAGTATAAAGCTACTCTCAACGAGAGGCACAATGTTCTCGTACTTAAGGATCAGAACGGGAAGATTCGTAAGCCGCATAACTTCGTTCCTGTAAGTCTTGGTGATCTTGTGCCAGATAACTTCTTCGGAGAGTAGGATGTATGTGAAGAGTTATACTGAAAATGGTAAAATGGTTAGAACTAGGGAAGGTGGGTTGTGGTTGAGGATGAATTCTAGGTGCAACCATCTGCAACTATACCCCTCCTATGTAGGCTGCAGAACATCTGAAAACTTTAAGAATTTTCAATATTTTGCTGAGTGGTGTAATAAACAAAAAGGATTCTTAGAGAAGAATGAGAACGGCACACACTGGGCGTTGGACAAAGACTTGTTAGGTAATGGGAAAATATACAGTGAAGATGTTTGTGTGTTTATCCCTTATGAAATTAACGGGTTTCTTGTGAATATGGACAAAAACGTTCGCAGTATTCCAACAGGAGTTACGTTCGATAAATCCAGAGGTTTATACAAAGCGAAAATGGGTGAAAAGTACAATCTAGGTCGATTTGAAACCTACGAAGAAGCTGCTGAAGTTTATAAAGTCGCTAAAGAAAGATATGCAAAAGACTTAGCTATGAAATACGACGAAAAACTTGACAAACGGGTGTATGAATACCTGATGTCTTTTAAAGTAAAAAGGAATACATATGAAGTCAATCAGTGTCACTGATCTAAAACTCGTACCAGAACTGTCACATCTCAATTATTTTGAGATGATTGATCCGAAGAACGATCATCTGGTAAATCCCTTCCTAGAAATCATGGGCATGGATTTGGATTATCCGCTACAATATGTAGCTAAACAACATCGCAACTTACAAAATAAAGTTGTTGTCAATTATATGATTATTGGGGAGACGAATATTAGTCGTAGCCATGTTACAGGTGAGTGGGGCAGTCTTACAGATCGTATGATTGCAGCAGCTTACCAAGACCCTTCGTTGTGCAGGGAATTGTGTAATCATCTAAACACTTCACTGGACTATAACGCTTTTAAAGGTGGGAAAGATCAGCCAGAAGAACAACCTAGTGCTGCAGATTTCCCTGTTACAGAAGAAGAACGGATGATTACTGCACAAATTAAACAGTTAGAGGAGCTACTTCTGTTTATTCGAGGCGATCAGCGACGTGAAGATGGAGGGTATAAGTATCCTCACGAGTACAGTGTTAAGGAAGATAAGTGAACACGATAGAAGAACTTAAGAAAGAGCTTGCAGAGAAGCAAGAATATATTTTACAACTAGAAAAGTATATCAAGCTCTTTAAGAAAGCAGATACACTAAGCTGGACAGATCGTCTAGGTTGTAAGCACATTGTAACAGTAGAATATGCTACAGAAGTTCTTCACCAATTCTTTGACGATTGGCCCGGAGGGTTTGAAGAGATTGAAGCAGAACTGAATTATTGGAAGAAGCAAGCTGGTAAGTTGGAGGATGAATGAAGCAAGCAAATATTAAGACGTGGAAAGATGGGTACGTAGATGAGTACCCCGAATTTTCAAAACTAGCTGATGAACAGATTAAAATCTTCTGGCCTTGGAATGAGATTAAGGTAGAGAAAGATAAGCAAGACTTACTGGTAGGAATGACAGAAGCAGAGAAGCATGGTGTTATTTCTGTGTTGAAATTATTTACCAAGTATGAACTGTATGTAGGTAATGAGCATTGGGGGAGTCGGGTAACAAAAGCTTATCCTCAAGTTGGAGTACAAAGGATGGCATCTGCTTTCGCTCACGTAGAACTTAACAGTCACGCACCTTTCTATGACAAGATTAACAAGGAGCTTGGTCTGTCGAACTATACGTTCTACACAGAGTACTTGAATGATCCTGTGTTGAAAGCACGTATGGACTTTATTGATAGTATGATTGCTAATCCTGACGATGAATTATCTATTGCTGTGTTTAGTATGACAGAAGGGGGTGTATTGTATTCTCAGTTTGCTTACCTGAAGCATAATCAGAGTCAAGGTAAGAACAAGACACAGAATATTGTCCGTGGTATTAATATGTCAGCACGAGATGAAAATCTACACGCTATTGGCGGCAGTGGTCTTGTTCGTACAGCACTGAAAGAGCAGGAACGTAGTGAATATGAGATGACTCAGTTCAGGCAAGCAGTGCAAGAAGCTGCACAGGTTATCTACGAACATGAGATGCAAATCAATGCAAAGATTTTTGAGAAAGGTAAAGTTGATGGTATTACGGAACATCAATTGAATAACTTCTCTCAGAGTAGACTAGACCTTTGCCTTGATTATTTAAATGTCCCTCGTATCTTCCATGTTAAATATAACCCTATAGCAGATTGGTTCTACAAAGGCATCAATGATTTCCAGTACAATGATTTCTTCCAAGGAATAGGTAGAGAATATCAAAGAGATTGGGTTAAGACTAACTTTGTATGGCCTAAGAAGCAAATTGAAGCATAAAGGAACTAAATGGATTCACTATACGAAAAACTAAGTAAAGAACGGAAAGAACTACAAGACGCAGGGCTTATGCAAGATTGGTGGTCTACCGGAGCATGGCAACTGTTTAAAGGTAAGTATTTATATAAAGCTGACAATCCCCGAGAACAGTACGAGCGTATTGCTAAAACTTTGGCACAATACATCAATGTTTACCCGGATTGGTGGGAGACTGAGTTTGCTTCTAAAATCACTGCTAAAGGAAAATACACTTGGGCAGATGCTTTCTTTGATCAAATGTGGATTGGCGATCTGTCTGGTTCTACACCTGTTGTTAGTAACACTGGTACTGATCGTGGATTTTCTATCTCATGTTCAGGGAACGTGGTTCCTAACAGCATCGTAGGTATTTACGAAGCTAAGAAGGAAGTTGCTGTACTTACAAAGAATGGGTTTGGGACAGCAAGCTACCTCGGAGACATTCAGCATCGTGGCACTGTAACAAACAAAGGTGTCGTAAGTACAGGTGTTGTTCCTGTAATCCAAGGGTTTGTACAGGATACCGGATATGTAGCACAAGGTAGTAACAGGCGTGGTGCGTGGGCAGGTTATCTCCCTATAGAGCATGGTGACTTCTACGAAGTTGCCTCCTATGTAGAAGAGTTGCCAGATGGTGTTAACATTGGCTGGAATGTACCAAACAGTTTTATTGATAGATTGGATGCAGACGATCTTGAAGCACTTGACAGGTTTCAGACAGCTAAAACATTGAAAATGAAGACTGGTAAAGGGTACTATAGCTTCATTGATAAGATTAATGCGTTACGTCCTCAGATGTACAAAGACCTTGGGTTGGAAGTTGTTTCACAACAACTGTGTGCGGAAATTTGCCTACACAGTTCCCCTGATTTGACGTACACATGTGTTCTGTCTTCTATGAACTCTGCACGTTGGAATGAATGGAAAGATACTAAGTCTGTGTTTATTGCTACCGTGTTCTTAGATTGTGTTGTAAGCGATTTCCTAGCTAAAGCTAAAGGTGTTGCAGGGATGGAAAAGGCTGTTAAGTTCACAGAGCTTGGCAGACCTCTTGGATTGGGTGTTTGTGGATTGCATACATTGTTTCAGAAGATGCGTATTCCTTTTGACAGCTTTGAAGCGCATATGCTGAATAATCAAATCTTCAAGCACATTCATGACCAATCTTTGGAAGCTTCTCAGTGGATGGCTAAGGCTCTTGGAGAACCTGAGTGGTGTAAGGGCTATGGTGTACGTAATACTCACAGGACTGCCGTAGCTCCAACTAAAAGTAGTGCTCTACTTATGGCTGGTGTGAGTGAAGGTATTAACCCTGATCCTGGTATGACATTTACACAGCTTACACCTGCAGGGGAGGTAGACCGTGCTAATCCTATCCTCTTAGCTATTATGAAGGAACGAGGTGTGTATGATAAGAAGCATATGAAGGAGCTTACTGATGCTCAAGGAAGTGTACAGAATGTCGATTGGTTAACTGACCATGAAAAGCAAGTGTTTAAAACAGCTTTCGAGATTGATCAGAGAGCTATTATTCGTCTAGCTGCTGCACGACAGCGATATATTTGTCAAGGGCAGAGTCTTAATTTGTTCTTCAGTGCAGATGAAGAAGAGGAGTATATCGCAGAGGTTCATGCGGAAGCGTTTAGGAATCCTATGATTACAAGTTTGTACTATTGCTACAGCAAGGCTGGCGTTACAGCATCTAAAGGCGAATGTGGAGCATGTCAATGAACAACCGTAACAACTACGATTCATGGGAATGGAAGCTCATCGAAATGCGCGTAAGAGAGTTAATCCTACAAGGCTGCTCTAACAAAGAAGCTTGGAGGATTGCTGAAGAGGAGTATGAAGATTCTTTGGAAGATAGTGAAGAAGAATTTTAAGTAAATGTGTTGACAGCAACGTATGTAGTAAGTAATATTATGTACATCGTACAACATACGTTGCAACTAACTAAGGAGAAGAGAAATGTTCTTACCTGTAGATGGAAATCTTGACACCAGTATTGAGGGGTTTATATACACAAATAGGGAGCAATGCACCGAGTATGTAATCTTGTATGACAAAACCATCGAGATTCAAGATAGCAGTGAATGCAAATGTTGTATATACATAGAAGACATCCCAAAGCTAATCAAGGCTCTCGAAGCTGCCTACAAACATCAGAAAGGAAAGGAAGTGGTATGAAAGTTGAACAGAAGGAGAAGGGATTCAACCCAGTAGTTATCACTCTGGAATCCCAAGAGGAAGTTAATCTTATTGCAGGATTGTTGGGTGCTACCACGGAAACTATTGCTGGAAGATATGGTTGTAACAACTGTTTTGAGATGTACGATGTACTTAGTAATTTCTCAACAAATTCAGGGCCAAGCAAAGTGAGTATTGCTTAAGTGAAGAATTAACAACTGTAGTTAACAAATTAACACAGTAAGATTTTTATACAACAAAGGAATGACAAAATGACTAAAGTAGTAAACATTGATAATGCAATTGTAGACACAGAGAAGTTTCGTAGTTACAATGATCGTGCTCAACAAATTCTTGAAGAGATTGAACTTCTTCAAGATGACTTTAAAGAGTTGGTAGCAACTATTGCTAAAGAAACAAAGCTAGAGAAGAAGGAGGTAAGTGGTTATTTCAAAGCAAAAAAGAAAGCCAAAATCAAGGAAGCTGTAAAGAAGGGTGAGTTGTACGATGCCCTTGATGCAGTGTTGGAAGATTGATAGTTAACGAGACAAATACATAACTAAATTAACAAAGGACTAATAACATGAACGCAATTAAAATTGGAACTATCGTTGTAAAGCTACTGCCTGTTATCACTGACACCATTCGCCGGATCGAGGAACTGGACTCCTCTCCCGGCAAAGGTAGCCAAAAACTTGATCTTGCATTGAATATCATCCGTGGAATTTACGAAACAACAGACGCCAATCCAGAAGTTTCGTTCGATGACTTGGTTGCAACTATCAAGAAGGTGATTACAGCACTTGTCACTTTCTATAACAGCATTGGTGTATTTGTTAAGAACCTGAAACAAGACGCGGCGTAAGTGTAACAAAAAAGGGCATGCTCCGCAAGGAGACATGCCCAATATTGCTCTACCACGAGCATTAAGAAGGCTTGTGGGTTGCTGAAAGCAACAATCCACGAGCATAATAAAGACAGTGCTGTGGTGAACACTGAACGCAAGAGAGTGAAACACATCAGAGAGATTTCAGATGCACCTCAATTAAACCACACATCTTGCAAACAATGCAACACCCTCGATCCTGCCCATCTCTTCTTTGAGGAGGTCGGCGGGATTTTTGTTCTCAGCCTTTGTAGATGTCTCCGTCAAATTTATTGTCAGGAGCTTCATTGACAGATGGCAATTGTTTTGTTGCTTTGGCATCTGTAGACTTTTGCATAGACTCGGCAGGCTTGACTGCTGGCAAAATTCCAGCTCTTTTGCTTGTAGTGTTGTGTACAACAAACTGGACAGCAGAAACAATCCCGAGAGCAATAGTTGTAGCTTCCTCGGTTGACAGTTGAACGTTAACAAGATTAAAATCTCCAGCCAATTTAACAAGGGCTACAAGGAATGGTACAAGTAATGTTGCAGCGTTTCCTCCATCTTTCCATTGTTCTGCGTTCGCAAGCTCATTGCCTTTGCGAAAGAGTGATAACATATCTAATAATCTATTCAACATTGTTGTTTTCCTTGTACAGTATTTTCTTTGCTAATTCGTAGTACTTCTGCCTATCTTCCCAACCGTTAGGTAGGCCAGTTGTTTTGTTTCTTCCATTAATTCGGATGCTTATCTTCAGGAAATCACCCTCGTCTGCAAGGGTGTTAAGTCCTTTTAGCTGCCAGAACCAAGCAGCACTTCTGCAAGCATTCTCAGGTTGTTCTAACAGTTCGGGGTGTTCTACACAATCCACACCTGAAGACATCATGAACGAGATGTAATTGAACTTACCTGTCAGTTGGATGAGTCCGCGCCCTTTGTACTTAAGGCCATCCCCTTGTTTCGTATTTCCAAGATCAAGACGCATCTCGTAAGCTCTACCAGATGCTATCTCCTTCACATATTTAAGCTCCCCACTCTCATGTGCTATTTGTGCTAAGAAAGCTGCTTGTCTAGCTGGAGTGTTGATGCTATATTCTTCCATTGCTTTGTTGAGATAAGGAAGAAAGATTTCTGCCCTAGAGCCAGCGTTGGGCATTATCTTCCTAAGCTGCTCTAAGGAAATGTCCATGATTAACTCAACCCCTTGAGAAACTTATCGAGAATCTTGCCAAACAAACTAATAGCTCTATCACTGAATCTCCCTGATATGCCACCAAGAGCTACAGCCGCTAATTCTGGCAACCCTACAGCTTCACACAGCAAAAACACTATAATTGCTGCAAAAGCTGCTGTTACAATCTCGATAAGAAGATCAGTAAGTTTCCACTTCCTTCCTGTCTTCAGCTTATTCAAATACGACACAACTCCTCCAAATATAGCTAGCAACACTACACATAAATATGTAACCCATGTAAAATGTTCTGGATTCTTGTCCAGCATATTGTTATTCCTTTTTATTTGTTATGTATTGAAGCGAATAACCAAGCTCTAAAGCTTTCTGTACTACACCGCTTGGCGTAACCTTACCCCCTAAATCTAGTCCTGATAACCTCCTCATAGCGATTGTAAACTCACTGCATTGCCAGAGATTGTCAGTACCAACTTCCAACATATTAAGCTGACCCTCTATAGCCTGCAGTTTAGAATATTCTCCCACCCCCACCCATTTCAAGCCGTATTCCAACTCTGCATCAGTCATTGGCTTATCTGGAGTTTGAATAAGATAGAATCCTTCATCTGCTAGATTTGACAGAGGGAAGATTCTTACTTTCGGCTCTACTGATTCGATAACAAACACCCTACCAGCTACAACCCAAGCTACACAGATGTGGCTATATTCAGATTCTGTAAACACTCTTACAGCCTGCACTTGTAAGTCATACAGGCTGCTCCAAGCCTTGTGTGTTAGAGCCACTAGATCACCAGACTTAATTTGACTCCTTGCTTCTACGTACGTAGTCATCATTTTCTCTCAAAGTACTTACCTATCTTCTTAATTACTGTGACAGCTAGAATAAACAGTCCGAGCACTTTTACTCCACCTTCATCTTTCTTCTTTGGTTCTGGCTTTGGAGGATTTACAGGTGCTGGTGGAACAACCGGAGGAACTATAGGTGGTGTAGGAATCGGCTGAACATTTGTGTCAGGAACTGGAGGCACAGGTGTAGGAATAGGATCAGATTTTATAGGAGTTGGCTTAGGTTGTGTTAAGTCTTTTCCTACACGTTCTATTCCATTGAATCCTTGGATGGCCCATAGATCAATTACATCTACTACAGCAACCCCTGCAAGACATAGGAAGAATCCATTATCACCCCAATCCTTGCCCCAAGAGTTCTGAACAATCCAGCACAATCTTCCATACTTATCTTTCGTATATCCGACAATAAGCATTTCATGATTGCCCCAATAAGGGTTAGTTGTTGGGTTGACAAATGTGTAAACCTCGTCTTTAGGTAGGTCACGAAGTTTTTCACCAATCCTTAGTCCTAACGCAACGGGCCATCCTTTAGCAAGAGCGTATTTAATCCTGTAGATCACTTCCTCAGTGCTTGAGAATCTTCCATCAATCTCTTTTAGAGCAATACGAGAATACTTGTCTATCTTAAAGTTTTTAGCATCATCATAAGCCTCTTGAGGAGGCTCATCGTTTACTTTAGAGAGAATATATGGATAAACTTTCTCTCGTGCTACACCAAAGGTTTTAGCAGCTTTAAGAGCCATTCTCGCTGTGCTACCACCATCTACCAAAGGGGTGTTAGGGGATAGCAGCTTTCTAGATGTAGCATAGTTAAATAGGATTGATAAATCCTTATCATCTACAGCGTCGGTGTCTTGGAATAAGCCTGCTGAAATTAAGAACATCTCGCAAGCTTTAACTCCAATACTGGCTGCTGTGCAAGAACCTAGAGAAAGTTGATCTTCCCTGATTCCTGCATACTCACGCATATCAACTTCTTCTGGTAGAATGCTATCCTCTGTCTCCAAGATAAAGTCTCTTGGGTCTTGAGGATCAGGTTGTAGTTTAGCTAGGTAGATGTTCTTATCCATTATTATTCCTTTTAATTTATTACAGATTGTTTGCTTGTACGAACAACAACCTAATATCTTCATCGGACAAGCCTAGAGCTGCTCCAATAGTTTTTATAAGAGGCTCATCACGTTGGAAGGTGAGAGATTCTTTCCAGTAGATTTCAGCAGTGCGTCTCTGTACCTCATCAGGAATAGCAGCAATAACTTGGGGGACTAAATCGATAAGACGTGCCCCGTCTTTCTCGTTTAGCATGAGAGCTAACATTGCCTGCCTACGAGTGACAAACTCTGGGTAATCAGGTATTGCGTCGCCCGGAGTATCGTCCTCTTCTGAGGGAGGAACCCAACCTTCTGGTACTTCAAATATTTGAGACTGACCTATTACGTCGAATTGCATTTCAAGATTGCCGTCTATAAGGTAGCGATCAGATAGCACCTCTACTGTTTGGAATGGCCCAAACGTATCGTGTAAAGTTCCTATTACTTTCATGCTGCTGCCTCCACTCTGCAAAGGGTAATACCTGTAGAACTACTGACGGTGTTTATTAACCATGTTTCATTGCTTGCACCGGATGCACCAGAACTTCCGTTAGCCGCTATAAATGGTGGAACATGCATTGTAGATATGCTTGCTGAGTTAGCAACAAGACTCTCCACTTGCCCAACTGTGGTTGATGTACCTACGGTGTATAACGTATTACCTCCGATTATGTTTTGATATGACCTGACATTCCATAAATCAGGTACGCTTGCTGGAACAATGGACGATGCCATTGACTGCACCAGAGAAGTCAGTGAAGGTGATGTACCGGAAGAATCAATGTTAATAACAACACCAACAGTGCTGGCAGCAAGAAAGAAAGTACATATTGAACCGGATAATCCTATTGCAGAAATTCCCGCTCCCGCGGACACGTTATTCTTAACCGCTTGTGTTAACTCTGTCCCTGCAGAGGCTGTACCAGATGTATCTATCAGGTGATTTATACCTACAGTAGAACTACCACCTGTGTACACTACACAAAGCTTTGTATTACTAACTGCAATAGTATCGAACGTACTAACAGCATTGGCTGGAGTTACAGCACTGCTTAACGTAGCTACGCTAATTGCTGCTACAGTACCTGACACAGATACAATTGCACCTTTAAACGAGGTGTTCAAGTGAAATACAGCGATGTTCCCAGACCCCATTGCTTGGGATCGGTAATTACTTGCTGATGTAGATGTAGTCGCTTCCGTTCCAGCAGACAGGGTTGATCCACTAACTGTCCAAGGCTTGGCATACAAAGTGGATGAAGTTAACTCGATTGCAAGGACAACACTAGAACTCATTGTGTAAATCGTAGGCGAAGAGTTTACACCACTAGCACTTGTAGCAGATTGTTCAGAACCGATAGTAGGTGTAGTCCCGGAGATACTAATTGCTCTAATGGCAGATGTTGTTGTATCCCTACCATAAGCCACTACAAACGAGCTACCTACTGCTTTCAGTTGTCCCATCCCTGCAAAGTTGCCAGCCAGTGTTGCAGTACCCTTAGTACCACTGTTTACAGTAATACCTGTAGTGGCATCAATTGACAACGTAACTGCTTCCATTGCAGTTGTTGAGTTGAACGACACCACCAACACCTGATTTGTTGCTGACAATATGGCTGCAAAAGGTGTACCAGTGGTAATACCTGTACGGACTGTTGCAACACTGCCCCACGATGCCGTACTTGCATCGAACACCACTGCATAAAGATTAGTGCTACTGAATACCAAGCATGTACGATTAGAGTCAATTACCACACGCTTAATAGCAGTACTTGTATTAGTAACAGAGGTATTTACAAGCTGTGCAGTAATACCAACCTTCTCCAAGTTACTAATAATCCAAGTACCTGCAGCAGTGCTCTTACCTGATAAGCTAACTACAGCAACCTTTCCGGGCCTAATCCAACCAAGTTGTGTGCCTGATGCATTCTTGATACCGTAATCGTAATTACCTGCATTGTGAACCACAAACAAACCTGCACCAAGATCGCAGGTGGTAGCATCAGGTAGAGTTACATACCAACCGGGAGCAGAAGGGGTGACTGTTTGTGCACCAGCACTTGATGCAACAAGGGTGAGATTACCTGTCGCAGAGGTGCTACCATTGTCCCCTCTGTTGGGGACAGGATAACCCCATGTTGTATTATCTAGCGAAGGATCAGTAGTGCTTACACCGGCAACTTTACAACGATATGTCTTGAAGTTGATCGGACTGTAAACGCAAGTTCCTAATGTGTAGTTTGTACCAGATACCCAAGCACTAGCGCCTGACCCTGAAGCAGCAGCCGCAGCACTAGCAGCAGCAGCAGAAGCTGATGCAGCAGCGTTTGTAGCTGCAGTTGACGCTGTAGTTTGTTTTGTGCTAACATCTGCAGCAAGAGCATTTGCTTCAGTAACGAACGTAGGCAAAGCAGCTACAAAAGCATCTGCTGTAGTTGCAAATGCTGCTGGAGTTTGTGACCGTTGTGGTGCTGACGGTAGAGTTGTAATTGTCATATATTATCCTTAAACCAATCCTTCTAAATCTAACGAACACACTGAGAGGCCATCCATGTATCCAATATCTATGTCAAAATTCTTATAGAAGCCGTAGACAATTGTCGGCTCGAAGCCATCTCCAACTTCTCCTATATACACAACAGGGGTTGCGCGGTAGGAAGCAAGCATGTTTGCTAAGAAAGCTACTGTGGTTGTTTCACAATAGATTGTGAAACTGGCTCTCTTTGCATAAGCACGTTCTGTGATCGTGAAGTTACCGAAGTTATCTCTAGTCTTAACAGAATAGTCTTGAATACCTATCTTGGCATTTACTTGTGTAGCTCCAATATCTCTTGACAAACCTGCTGTAGCAACACCACACAATGCCGTACCACCTGTGTTGTAGACGATGATATTGATTGTAGCGTTAGCGTAGAGAGGTAATCCTGTTACAGCAAAGTCAGTCTTATAAATGATTGTCTCAAAAAAGTATGAGTACCAATCAGAAACACCATCGTTGTTAATCCCATCTAACAACTGGTCGTAAACAACACCATCTGTAGCGTCACGAATGAGAATCCTCGCTCCTTGACCTTGAATGTTTAACAGCGTTACAGTGTCGATGGCAGAGCTTAACTTAATAGCTACCATTACTGCATCAGCGTTGGAAGTTTGAGATTGAACACTTGTGTCAAACATCTTCCAACGATTCGTATTGCCGTAATCAAGCCAGTAAGTAGGGTTATCTGCAGGAGTTTTGTTAAGATTGGGGCCAGCTACAGCAGTATGAACACCGGATTGAGTCCCAGATGTGTTGATTGCTCCTGAACCATCCGCTATACTGGAGATACAAAACGAGTTAGTAAACAGGTTAGTTGTTGACACATAGTATGTAGTCCCTGCTGTAATACCTGTAGGTAGAGCACCTGTCGTACTAAACTGAATAGGTGTTCCGGCAGAGAATCCGTGTGCTGTCCAGCTTACTACCCCCGGAGATGCAATAGATATTGTTACTGTTGAACTATGACCTTGTAAGGATTGATAAATTTTATGAGTACCACTCCCCGGACTACCAACCACCATAACAAAATCACCAGTGTTGTATACTCTTGTGCTGCTATATGCTGTATAGTCATTCTCAGCTACGTTACTAATCATTCCAGAAGTATTCACATCAGCAGCACGAGTAGCACTGCTAGAAGTAGTGGTGATATAACTTGTAGCTGCACTACCAGTTTCGAGTTGCATTCCCCAAGCATAAAACGAGCCTGATGAGGTTCCATCATTATTACGGATAGAGATTGTAGCTGTCGTACTGGTAGAGGTGAAAGCTAGATATAATCTATACCAACCTAGCGTTCCTATTTGCTCAATTGTTGCGGTACCTGACCCACTAGTAATAGTAGCTGTCTCTGTAGATAAATCATAATCTGCTTGTACACCACTCACAGTATCTAATACTCTTATTTTAGAAGAAGCATTAGCTTTTGCATATAAAGAATCTATGTAAGCAACACCATTACTTACTGTTACAGACTGTGAAATACCCCCTGTTGCTGCACTGACTGTAATCATATCAGCAGTTGCATTACCATCTGGTGCAGTAGTAGCATTAGCTGTAACACTACAATTTGTTTTAGTCCATGCTGCGTTATCGGCTTGTTCGCTGTACAATAACAAGTTTGTAGCAGCAGATTCTTCAAGTAATCCTATGGGAATCAATGTTGTAGGGTCGTAACTAAATCTAGGAGTGTCTGTTGTAGCAGTTTGTAATACTCCAGATTTATCGTAATATTTAGCAGAGCTTGCTCTTGTGAAAGAGCCTGCGTCTGATACTGTAAGTGGTCTAATGATCTTCAATAGTATCACCTCTTTCAAAAGAAAATAGGGAGAGCTTTTTGCTCTCCCTTTTTATTTACGCATCTACATCTCTAGTTTCAGGCATACCATCAGTATCAAACTTCTTCAGATACTTAACGATTTCCTTAGTTTGTTGGACATTAGCCACATCACCAGAAATAATGCACTGTTTTAACTCGGCAATTGCTGCTACAACATCCGCATGACTTTGCTGAGTTTCAGAGTTCTTAAGCCTACGCATCAACTCAGCATTATCAGCGGCAGGTATGATTCGCTCACCTTCATGAATCTGCGCTACCATATCGTGAGGAACATAGTCAGTACCGACATCGAAAGAAGGTAGTTTATTCTTGTACTCATCAGAATTCATGAACGCAGATTTAATGGAATCTAGAGATTCCCCTGCATCAAGTTTTCTAGTCCAGAAGTCTACACCAGCAGCTTCACCAACTCTGCCTAAAATAGAAGAGTACAACTGTTGCACTTTAGCTTCATTGGAGTTTTGGATAGCATCTACTACAGAAGCTACAGACGCGCCTGCTGCAACCTTATCTTTCCAATGCTCTAATCCAGCATCTTCTGCATTGCGGTGCAGGGAGTCTTGGTAAGCTTTAGAGATAGCTCCTGTGGAAGAAGCATAAGCATTTCCGTTAACATTCCCAACAGCCAAGTTAAAGTTTTGCAAAGCAGCTTCGACAGATTTTACAGAGCTATCGACACCTTTTATGGCATCAATCTGCTCTTGAGCCTTGCTAACAATACCATCAAGTCGTCCAAGTTCTGCATCTCTTGTAGATTCTAAGGCTGCTACTTGTGTGTCAGATGTAGTATTTATACTATCAATTGTAGCATTAATAGCATCTATTGTCAATTGAGCAGCATCTTTCTGTCCACCTGCAGCAGTTGTTAACCCCCCTATCAAGTTGGCTGTTCTGGCCTGATCTGCTGCGTACTCTTGGAATGTAGAGAACATCTGTTCAGCAGGTTTAGCTATTACTTGTAGAGCGTCATCTAGACCTTGGAACTTCGTCAGATCGCCACCAGAGCCAGCAAATCTCATAGCAGAATCCAAAGTACCTTGAGCTTCCCTTCTACGAGCAGCCGTAAGAGCAGCAGATTCCACTTGCGTAGACTTCATAGCGTTCTTCAGAGAATCGAAGATTGAGCTAATGGCCTTCTGAGATTCTGTAGCAGCGTCTAAGGCTTTCTTCTGCAATGCAACATCAGCTTGAGCTTTATCTTTCACTGCTTTGATCTGTGCTTCGTAAGAATCCGTTACCGTCTTCTTCTGGGCTTCTACAGACCTCTGCAAGCCTTCAAACGATGAATCGAGTTCACTTACTAAGAAAGTCTCCGCACTTTGCGCTAAAGCCTTTGTAGCAGACTCTGCGGACTCTGTTACATCAGCAAATGCACTTGACAAACTCAACAACTTACCAACTAGCTTTTCACCCTCGTCACTGCCATCATCCATGCGTTGAACAAGAGCTTTAAACTCGTCTCTTGTTTTCGGCATAGTTAGGTTCATAGCGTCGAACTCTCTGCTAAGGATTTTGGTCTGTGCTGCAGCTTTCTCTGAATCTGTGTAGAACTTATCAAAGAACGTTTCAACACCGGACTTGAGAGAATCTAAACCACCAGCACCACGAATAGTAGAACGACTTAACGCACCACCATTCAACCCTGCGGAGTTCATCAGATCACGAATACTTACCAGTTGCTTGTACGTGTCTATGAGGTCTTGAGCACTTCCGTCCATCGTCGAGATGATGTCAGCAATACCGTTAGAAACATTAACCGTCGCATTGTTGAAGTCAGCACCTGTCAGGTTGCTTACCATCTTCATGATTTGCTTATCAGCATCATTTGCAGCACGAGTGTAAGTCTCATGAGCCACAATACTGTCACGGATAATCTCAGTCTCTACATCTCCTTGCTTGTTAGCGATACCTGTGTAGTTCACAGCAGTGATGTTCAGCTTTTCAAGAGCATACTGTGCAGTGTCCACACCGTTAGCTACACGAATAAGCGTCTGGAATGCACCTTCACCAACCTTAGAGAATTGTGCGATGCTAGGCATTGCTGCCTCTGCCATCTTATCCCCGAGTGCTCCAAATACAGATTCTAGTTGCTTCTGCACTTCTTCCCCGGATAACCCTTTCAGGCTTACTTTGAATATGCCTGCCTGATCTAGATTAACTGCCCTCACAGCATCCTTAATCACACTGCTGTTCTCGCCTAAAGCTGATGCGGATGTGAGAATACTCTGATACGTGTTAGAGATAGTCTTTACAAACTGATCTCTTAGCTCAGGTGGTAAGTCAGTGAGAATTTGCTGATTAGAAGAACTCTTTGACAATCCAAAGAATGAAGATTTCTCACTATGTACATCAGAGTAACCTCTTGCAAAGATATTGTTAGTATCCAGAATCCTACCGATTGTTTGTGGAGTCCAAACAGCAGTTTCCCAATGTTCCAGCGCATCCTTCAGAGGGCTTACCAGTTCTCTTTCAAACACGATACCCGAGTCAACCAGCTCTTTAGACGATGAACTAAATCCGAGGAATGACTTAGAGCTTCCTACACCAAGAGCACGTTGATCTGCATCTGTACCACGTAACATTGAAGTACGAGAGATAGCAGCAGACATGCCAGCAATACCGTCGTTAATACTCTTCAGGTAGTTCACCATGCTTGATGTGTAGCTCAGAGCAATGTCAGAGTTAGATTTCAAGAGTTCTAGAGACTTAGTGATAGATTCTGACTTCTTATCTTCTGCTCCGAGGACAGTGCCTGTGCCTTGAGTTGCTTGTCGTTGTTTTGCAATATCGACAGAAGCTCCGCCACCTCCTCTACCACCAACCATCAACCCTAAGCCTGCCATAATAGCTGCCATTGCAGCCATACGGAAGAATGCAGAGTAAGGATCACCGTTGGCTTGGTTAGACACGCCAGATACAGCATTAGCTTGAGCTACAGCCATCTTTGCGCCAACTTCAGTACCAGCAGATGTAACAGCACTGGTAGCTTGCTCTGTATTACCTGAGACAACCGCTGCAGTTGTTGCTTGAGTGAAGAACATCTTCTTCATGAATAGCTCAATCTCTCCAGCCAACTGCATAGCACGAAAACCTTGCTCAACTGCTTGCAATACTTGATAGCCTTTGGACTTCTCGTTAAAGAAGTTTTTAGCTGCGCCAGCCATGTTTGCATACGAAGATAGTTCAGCTTTCTCGCCATCCTTGATTGCTTTCATGTTCACAGCATCAATCTTTGCCTGATCTTTTCCAGCAAGGATTAGCCCTGCTTTACGAGCATTTTCAATCTTCTCTTGTGTTGCTTGTTGCTTCACAAATGCAGAAGTAAGCTTACCAACAGCACCTACTGCAGTACCGAATGAGGACTCTAAACTAGAAGCAAAATCGTCAGCACCTTTAGCAGCGTCATCCCACATAGTGTCGAATGACAAAGCTGTCTGTTGTACTTGACCTTTAATCTTCTCTGCTTGAGCAATTAGTTGCTCATTACCAGAAGATTTAGCAGTTGCCATCAACTTATCAGACATTTCTTGCAAAGCAGGAAGTGCATTAGCACGGATACTGTTAGCAAGGCCAGCAGCATTGAACTTAGATTCCCAATCTCCACCAGCTTTAGCAGCAAGATTGATTGTGTTGATGGAATTCTCCATCTCCCTGAATTCTGCTTTAAACTTAAAAGAGCCTGTATTAAACAGAGCAACATCTTCCTTAGCTTTAGATTCAGCAGTGAATGCATCACGAGCAGCTTTAAGGGAGTTTAGTTTTTGAGTAAGTGTTTCAAACGCATTGCCACCATCTGTACCCATATTATTGAAAGCATTAGTCACCTTCTGCTCAGTTGTAGAAATGTCGCTGTCAAGATTGCCTAAACTGACTTTCTCTAGCTGACCAAATTTTAGGGCATTAGCTTTAACAAACTCTCCACGAGCTTCCAACTCTTTGACAAGATGTTCTGTAGTAAACTTCTCGACCTCAGCGAAACGGATAGACTCTTGTTCTTTCATACGCAGTGCTTCGTCACTAGCACTTCTTTGAGCATCTTTTAGTTTATTACCTATCGATGCTTTTACAGTTTCCTTGTTCTTAGGGGCAGCAACATCGATCATATTCTGGTAAGCTTGTGCCTCCTTCCGATACATGGCAATTGCAGCCTCACCATTTCGTTGAATTTGCTCAAGTCTACCAATCTGACCAGTTTTAAATAAAGCATCGTTCTTAGATTCAACATTCTTCAGTTCATGTTTTGCTTCATTCACCTGATCTTGAATACGTTTCAACTCAGCTTCATACAAATCATTAGCTCTTGCAGCAGCACCTGGATTATTTCCAAGCTGTGAAAGAACTCCTGTGCCTGCTGCCACCTTAGAATTGTCCCTAGCTTGTTTTTCAGAAAGATCGGCAAGCTCTTTAGCTTTCTTACGGACAGCTTCAGCTTTCTTCTCTGCTTCTCCGTAGGCTTTAGTAGAATCATTCTGAGCTTGTACTAAATCACGCTCTGCCTTCAACACAGCATTAACGTTACTGAGTAGTTGAATACTAGGAGCACCAATCTGATGAGCACGATCTAATGAACGTAGCTCAGATGGAGAAAGCTCTGCTTTTAACTTATCAAGGTCTTTTTGCTTCTGTGATACATATTCTGCACCTTGAGCTTTAATCATCTCTAATTGTCTTGCTCTCAGAGACTCAGTGTAAGCATCACTAGCATTCTTACCCTTCTTCATCAACTCGATCTGTTTATCGAGACGAGTTGCCTCTTCGTCCAAAGATTTTGTAAAATCATTGATATAGTTCAAAGAGGCTTGTGCTTCTGCAGACTTACCAATCTCAGATTTCTTAGTCATGAAGTATGTAACTGCTGCACCAACGGCTAATAGAGCTGCACCTAACAAACCTAAAGACGCTTGAAAGCTGATAGCAGAAATCTTAGCCACGTCAAAAGCGGTTTTAAGAGCTACTAACCCTTCGCCAATCCCAACAATCAATCCAGCAACAAAAGATACCGTCTTAAATGTCAAAAACACTTGGACAAGAGTGGTAATAGTATCAATGTTCTTCGTAACCCATACAGCCATTTCCGCTAAAGCCATTGATATGCTCTGTACTCCAGAAATAAACTCAGGAGAGTTGAACGTTGCTTTCATATGCGTAGCAATCATTGACAGTTTGGGTGCAATGCCGTCAAATGATTGCATCAATGACGTCTTTAAGGTATTGCTAACACTCTTAAATTGGTTTTCAACAGTAAGTGCCATTGCCGCAGCACCTATTGCCGTCATACCTGCAGATTCTGCAATCTTGGATTGTAGGTCTTCAAATTCCGAAGCTGCTTCACCTGACTTTTGCCTGTACATGTCAAGCAATTCGACAAGTGTCTTTAGACCACGCTCATTCGCTAGTCTGTTAAGAGCTACTTTCTGTTCACTGGCAGTTAACTTACTCAAGCCGTCTGACAAGATCGGGAGGATTTCCGATAGCGACTTAAAGTTACCTTCTTTATCTTTCAAATCCTCGTTAACTGTAATACCAACATCTTTGAAGGTTTGAGTTACCTTTTTCCCTTCCGAAGCTAGCTCTTTATAAAAGTTCTTCAGTGATGTACCTGCAGCAGAGCCTTGAATACCTAAATTGGACAGAGCTGCGAAAGCAACACCAATATCTGTCAGTGTCACCCCATACAATTTACCTACTACAGAGCCTGATTTAAATGCTTCAGAAATGCTTTCAACAGATGACATAGAAGCTGCTGCTGTTGCTGCAATAGTATCTGCAACATGGTCAAATCCGTTAGCTGTCATACCTAAAGATGTGGACACCTGCACCAAAGTGTACGCAGATTTCTCAATTGTTGTACCACCTACAGTGGCCAAATTAAGTGCAGCATGAATACCTATTAAAGATTCTTCAGCACTCTTACCAGCTAAAATGAGCGTTTCAAAAGCTTTTGCAACTTCTTGAGGACCGTAAATACCTTTACCAAGTTCAGTGATAGCCAGCCTCATCTGATTCACACTCTCGATAGATTCGTTACCTTTAACACGAATACTCTCCAAAGTGTGTTCAACATCTTTACCGACCGATACAATTTGTTTAAAACCTGTGCCTATAGCTAAACCTGCCGCCAATGGGATCATGCTTCCGTAAGTGACCCATAGAGCACCTAAAGAGCCAGACAAGCCACGAGCTGCAGCATGTGCATCTTGCATTGCACCTGTATGAGACATAATAGCTTGTGCGCTCTTTCTGGCAGCATTAGCTGATTGGTCATAAGCAGCATTCATCTTCAAAGCTTCAGCGTGAGCATCTGCATACGCCTTAGCACGAAGATTAAACATTTCAATATCTCTCTTCTGCTCAACAGAAAGCTGAGACAATGCCTTAGTAGTAGCATTCGTGCTATCATTTACACGGATACTAATGTTTGTCATTGTGCTCATGGCAGACGAGAAAGCTTGAGCAACGACAAGGTTTTGTTGAAATACGTTGGAAAGCTTCTCAATAGAAGCAGTTAAAGAAGTGGCCCTTCTCTCTGCTTTTTCAGCAGTTTGAGAGAATCTGTTGAGGCCATCGTTAGCCTCTCTAATACCTGTAGAACGTACTTCTACGCCAAGCGTCGCTATATCTAAACTCATGCCTTACCCTTCTGTTTTTCTCTTGAACATACTCAATACATTTCTTGTTTGTTTCTCAATTGCATCTCTGTCGATTTCATCTACACTTACTTGCTTGCTGTAAGGAGGTCTTCGTTTAGGATCAGATGCTTTGCTATACTCTGAAGTGTAAGCTTCAGATAATCTACGAACCACTTGCAATTCCCACGGGGTGATGCTATCCTCTAAACCACTGCATCGTGCCCATGCTTCTATTTCTTGCCAACTGAGAGGAACTAATCCCATGCCTGTAGGCATAGCCGAGCCAGCACCATAAAAAAGACCTATCAGGTATTCGGCCCCCGGAGGAATCTCAGGAAACGGAATCTCTGATAGGTCTTCAGATGCTTCATTTAAATTGTCTTCTTCGTCGTCGGAATCTATGATAACAGTATTATCTTCTTCCTTCTTACCTTCTCGTTGCTCTCGACGACTTAGTTTGCTGCCATCAGGCGTAGCAGCGAAATATGCTATCTGCCTGACATACAAGACTAACGCATCGACTATGCCTTGATGAAATTTGCCAAGTCGCTAACGTAACTGTCTACTTGCTCTTTAATCCAACTAAATTTATCATCCGAATACATGCGACGGAATGCATCTGGATTATCCAAAGCTTCGCCATTGTAAGTAAAGTTTTCACCTCGTTGTGAACATGCTACAAGAATTTCAACACCCTCTTCTCGTGCAAGCTCTGCAGTCATCTCTTTACTCTTACGCTTCAGGCGACGATTCTGAGCAGCATTAGAAGCTGCACGATAAGCCTTAGAGCTTGTACTCCAGAGGACGATTTGGACAGGTTTTGTTTTTTCTTCATCTGCATACAGAAGCTCTCCTGTGGCAGGGTGAGTCAAGTGTAAAGTGTCAGAATCTTTTACAGCCAAAGTGTTAATGTCGAAACTCATAGTGGTAGAACCTTTCTGTTTAGTTTATAATTAAAAGAATGAATAAGCGTTTGTGCGCTTTTATGTGATATACTACTTGTGGAATTTAGGTAGGAAAGAAGGAGTTGTTAAAGCTCCTTCTTATCTTGCTATTATAGCAGCACTACTTACTTAAGTCAAATGTTGCTATCAGACAACTATGATATCATTGTCTAGCTCAAGTTCTACTTCATAGCCAGTGATGTTATCTACGCCACCAACGTTAGTTACGATGCCCATGCACTGCGCGGTAAAGTAGTTGATTTCCCCATTCTGCAGAACAATCTTCACAGAGATAGAGTTGTCAGAAGCTTCTGCAGTACGCAACGCAGTTTGACCAGCATCAGAAGTTCCCGACTTAGCCAGCTTAAGTTGCAGCGTACCATTGTCATACGAACCACGACGCTTCACAACACGACGATCTGCCAGCGGCATGTGCGTAACTTTGTTATACTTCTTACCGTAGGAGCCGATGTCAGTAACTTCGCCAACTGCAGTGAACGTGACTGCGGCAAAACCTGAAGCATCGTAGGTAGCAGGGGCAGCACCAATAGAGAACGTAGTACCAGCACTGGTAAAAGCATGAGAAACAGCCATTGTAGTTTTCCTTTTTAATTAGACGAGAATGTAGGCAACAGCGGTAGCTGCACCAGTAACAGTAACCGTACCGGCAAGATAAGCAGCGATCTTATCCAGACGTACAGCTTTAGCAGCACCTGCCGCAACGGTGATAGCATAACCACCAGACACATCCACTGTGCCACCAAGACCTTCAGGAGAAATCGTAGTAGAGCCACTACCATCAATAGTGGCAGTAAGAGAGCCACCAGTTGGGTTTTCAATAACAAGAATCTGACCACCACCACTTACGTAAGTAATCGTGTCAGAAGCACCGAGAGTAGTACGTGTAAGAGTTACGGTTCCATTTGTTCCCGTAATCGTATTAGAAGCAATAACTGCCATTTATATTTCCTTTAATAATTAATTATTAACACAACAACATCTAGCAGATGGCTGTTTGCCACTCTAATAGAATCGTTTTCATCGTTCCTGCCTATACTTGAATGTAAGAGGAATCACCCAGTAACCATCATCTCTGCTAAAACCTGTACCAACTTGAGGTGGTTGTTCAATAGAAACAGTTCCTGTCTTCGGTACTACGGGATACAAAGCTTTTACACTTGTGATAAGATCGCTTGCAGCTTTTGTTCCTACCCCTTCCGGGATACAAATGTTGATTTGCATTAACCCTGTTTCCCTCTCTGTGTCAGCATTAACTGAAGGGTTGATAGTTACAGACGCTAGAAACTTAATCTCCAAGAAAGCCTTGCCATTTGGTTTTGTAAATGGTACATTCTGCACTGAGACAGGAATTGCAGGAGACTGAGAAGCACCAAATGTAATTAACTTGCTTTCTAATTCACTGCGTATTGTCATTTGTATTTAGCTCCTGCTATAATTACACTGTTACGGATAAAGCCTTCAGGAACATTCTTAGAATGTCTGTCATACTCAATTCTATGGAGGTAGGGTACGCTCGAACAGAAAGATAGAAACCCATCTTTACCGTAGAATGTACCAAGATTAGCTACAAGACTTATGCGCCCTAAACTACCAGCACCTGTCACATCGGAATGAGGGCCAAGCTTACTATCACCGTTTTCATCTACTTTAGTGAAGACAGTGGTGTTGTACCCATTAGCAGCTACATGGAAATCGTTGATAAGATTTCCTCTTAATACAGGACAGTTGTAGATAACTGTGGAAGCTAGATCAGCAAACACTGTATAGCATTTCTGATCTATTTCCTGTTTCACCCTCTCTATATTCCTTTTTAGGCTATCTGTAAAACTTCCCATAAAGCCCTTTCTTATCTTGTAATTGTAG